ATTAAATCTGCTATTTTGTTAGATATAGATTATATTAAGAACTACTTTATTAAAATGGCAATATCATTAGATCAATTTGGAAATGTTTCTATGGCAAGACTATTTAATATCTTATTGATTACGAGTCATTCAGAAAATTTATTCGGAAATCCTGATGAAACTATTAGTTCAGTCCTTGGAAAAAACAAAATAAATCGTACCTTAGCACCTTTAGGAATCGCTTTAGATTCTATATTAAATAGGTTAGATAATAACCATAGTATTAACTCAATAGAAAAAGACGAAAAAAATGAAAAAGATTGAAATTAAACAGATTGAAATTACCGGACCTGGTAAAGAGAAAAACTCAGTTAGAAACATGAATTATGCTGACTTATGTATGATTAACTTAAACTATATGCCACAAGAGGGTTTATTACCTACTCAAATGGCTGAGAGGGTTAATGTAATTAATAAGTTTAAAGATGCAGAGGTTTGTAGTATAGTTGAGCTTGAAGATAAAGAGTTTGAAACATTAAAATCTTGTAATGAAAAAACAAGATGGCAAATGATGCATGAGGATATTATCGAATTTAATACTTACATATCAACACTCGAATAAAATTATGGAAGATCAAACAGTAGCATTAATTTTATCAATAGCAGGCGGTACAATCAGTCTGCTATTGATAATTATAGGTTTTTTTCTATCAAGATTAGTTTCTGATGTAAAATCAAATACAAGCGAAATAGGTAAAAATAAAGGTCGTATAGAGCTTGTGGAGCAACAACAAATTAATGATACTAAAAGAATTGAAGAGTTAACACAATTAGAGCTTAGGGTTATGTCTAAGAGCGTTACAGATTTATCAAACAATGTAAATACTCTTGTTACTGCATTAGCAAAAAAAGGAATACAAAGTTCTATAAAAAAAGAATCTTGAGTTTCTCATCAACAATATCATCTACAGTAAAAGATAATCTTGGAAAGATAATCGCAACTTTAATTACAGGATTAATAGTTTCATTTTCTGCTTGGGGTTATGATACATTTAAGGCTGGATTAGAATTGGAAGCAAACAAGAAGTCAGAAGCTAAATTCGATAGTCTGCTAACAAAAAGACTTAATAGTGAAGAATACCTATCTAAAATACTTCCTGTAGTTATGGAAAGTAAAGAGGTTAAAGCCTTTGCTAAGGAGACTACTGAGAAAGTGATACAAATAACAGCAAAAGATTCTATTCAGTTAAGAGGTGAGTTAAGGGTTAAAATGGACCTAAGACAATCTCAAAGGGTCCCTGATGAAATAGCATGGACCTATATTCAAATGAAAAGACTTCCTGATTTAATAGACTCAGTTGTAACTCATAGAGTAAGAAGATCTCAAAATATAATATCTCACTAAAAAAATAAAAATTATGTCAGAAATTAAATCATACAATCATATTAGATTAGAGCCTGCAGACAATGGTTTTGTATTGGAATACACAGAAGTAAAAGAATCTGAAAATAAAGGTGCTTATGATGGTCCAAACTATCATGACAGGCAAGTTGTTTTTCCTGATGGTGAAGAAGGTATCGATGGAGCTTTAGCTAAAATGAAGGAAATGTATATGTTTAATAAAACAAAAAAAAGCGGAGTATCAATGTCTCCGCTTGGTGTTAAATCTGATTCAGACATGGATTAGAAAGGATCATCGCTATCCTCACTATTGTTATCCCCTTTAGCTCCTGTTGTTTTTACTTCAGGAGCTTTTTCTTCTTTAACCACCTCTTCACTTTCCTCCTCAGAAGTAAAATCATTAGGAACTACTACCTGAATAACAACCTCTGGATTCGTTTTAGAATAGTCAAAAGTAATTGGAAGCTTAAGTTCCTTACAAAGATTATTTAAAGCACCTGTGGTTACATGTGTTACCATTTTATGCTTATCCTTCATAGTTTTAACATCAACAACTCTTGATGCTTTTAAAACAACCCTAACAAGCTCATGAAGGTCTTTCTTGTTTGAGATTTGTGTTTTTAAATTTAATGTTTTCATTTTAAAAAAATTTTTGGTTAAAAAAAAGGAGATACAATAACACTGCATCTCCTTTAATTATAATTTATTGATTAGAAAGGCATCTCATCGTCCTCGTCTTTATTGTCTTGAGCAGGTGCTGCTACCATACTTTGAGGTTGAGCTGGAGCTGGAGCTGTAGTATTCCCTACAGGCATACCCATAGATAAAGGTTCTGCTGTTCTATCAATAAGAACATCCCATGTATGATACGAACGACCTCCTGTTTTGGTATTCTTTTTACCTTCCCAAACTATTCTGACTAATTGCCCTGGAGCAGCTTTAGATATGTTGTCATTAAGAACGTTTGTTCCCCATATAGAAACCTCTTGGTTTTCTTCCATGTCACCAATGATATGGCTCTTGTCTCCAACACCTACCATTTTAATTTTATGAACTGTAGAGTTGTTTTCTGGTCCTTGACCTGTTTGAGACCCTAAATAATAACCATCGATATACGATTTATCTGTTGGTTGTAAAGCAACTAAGTTGTTTTCTTTCTTGCTTCCTGTTTGTTTTGGCTCCCAAGTTGGGTCATTTTGTTTTACACTTTCAAATGCCATGATTCTTCTGATTTTAGTTAATAATTAATTGTTTTTATTTTTAATATTTTTTAAGCTATTAGGATGCATTTTCCTTTTAACTTTTGGTTTTGTTTTATGATAAGCAATAACCTCAGGCCTAACTTCATTCCTAAGTCTATGCTTTAATGCTGCTACAAGCTTTTCTTGTTCTATAAGAAGGGTGTTAGCCTCTTTTATAGAGTCTTTATAGTTGTGAACCTCAAGCTTACCTAATGGAACTTGCACCTTAATAAGGTTAGCTATTAAGTCATTTAAGACCACCTTCTCATCTTCAGGATGCTTACTTACAAGCTCTCTTATTTTTGAATAGTTATGACTCATTGTATTTATCTTTATATTTTAAATGGCTCGTTGGCACATCATCTTTATTTTTAACAACAAAAAGAATCTGAGTGTCGATTCCCAAAACATCAAGAATGCTCATTATGTGAGACTGCCTAAGTTTTGGTGTGCTAACCGGATCCTTCTCTCTTAAATACTTTGTGTTAAAAGCATGGTGTGTAACACCAGCCTCTTCAAGAACAAGCTTTAAATCAACATCAAGCTCCTTTATTCTTCTAAGTATTAATTTTTTTAATTCTGCAGAGGATATTATAATGTCATAATAATAAGCCTCTGATATACGTTCAAGCTCCTGAACAGTTTTATTCCTCCTAAAGCCTCTATATGGATTTCTTTTAGGAGAAAGCATTATAGAGCTCCAATTCTTTTATTGAAAGACTCAAGACTTTCTGCAACATGAATTTCAGCAGCCCTCTTTTTAGAAGATGTGTCTTTGTTTCTATCTATATCAAGCATATAAACAGAGACAATATCCGTTTTTATGTATTTATCTTGAAAAGATGTTTTATTCCATGATCGAACAGCTTTAATCTCGTCAACTCGAATAGTTTCCTTCACAACCTTCAATCCAGTAGCGATTGGTTTTTGATCAATAGGATTCTTTATGGTATTACCGCTTGCGTCCTTCTCATATTGAGTTATTATTTTATCTACAACTATAAACATTGTTATTTCTTTTTAGTTTTAAGCAAATGTATATAATTTATCTTGAATACAAAACTTTTTAGGATAAAAAAATCTAAAACTTTCTCTTTCCGTATTCAGCAAGAAGTAAAGCGTCTACAATTCCATCATGAGGGACACTACTTCTTGGTGTAGCTAAAAAGTCTTCTTTAGGAAATAATCTCTTCGCAGCAAGTAAAGATGTAGCTTTAGTATCATTCTTGTATTTGATGTTTCCTTTGGGGGTTTTTTTACCTGTATTTATCTGAACAATCTTAACTCCTTGCCACATTTCAGATTGCCATGTTTTAGGTGCTACTTTTGTGTATCTGCAATCAAGAGAAACAAGAAGCCATTCAATACCACCAACATTTTTTCCGAATGAAAAGTTTGATTTTGCTGAAGCCCCAAATATAGAGTGAACATCTTCAACTATAACATGATGATTACCATTTCTTGTTAACTTTTTTATGTATTCACAAAAAGTACTAATATCTACTTCATCACCTATTAATGGCGTTTTTATTCTTCCTGAATTACCTGTTTCGGTATTAATGTAAGCTATTGCTCCCTTTGCTCCTGGGTCTATTCCTATGTATATCATATCATTTAAAAATTGTTATTAATGTTAGTACTACAAGCACGCCAAGTATAAATACTATAACTGCTCCAATTCTGCTGTTTCTATCTAAGTTTTCAAAATCGTCATTCATAATTAAAATAATTTATCTTGTTTACTACCAAAGTCTCTATATATTGGGTATGTACCAAATTCATTGCTATTATGCTTGTACGCACTCATTACTGTTGTTATTATCTCTTCAATAGTTAAGCTTTGATATCTTGTAGCTATCATCTGGATAGCCTGATCAGCTTGCATAGAGGCTCTATTTAAACAGCAGGCAAGGCCAAAAACATAATTATTCCTATTTCCTTTATGATAAGACCCTACAGAACTATTTTTAACAAACTTCATGCATATCTCAAAAACAAAATCAGAATCATAACAAATATTCTCAGGGCTTGGCTTACTGTAGTTCATTTGAGCAAGCTTAGCTCTTCTTTCTTCTTCTTCTATATCAAGTGTTAAGTCAACCTCAAAATCATCACAAAACTCATTAAAATACATGTCTGGGTCATAGCTGACAAAACATAATCGAGCCGGGTTTTTTCCTGAAGGATCTATAACTATATCATGATGGTAAAGACAATATCTTTCAACCTGCTTAAAAGCAAACCTCTTATGCTCTTTAATACCTGAATCAACCTTAAATAAAACCTTAAGACCCATAGATGGAGATTCGAAGAAAGCTAACACACGAGAATCCTTCATAAGACTCTTTTTGTATGTTTTTAGCTTTCCTTTTGGAATCTTATCTATATCAGCGACTACAATTCCGGTATAATTCTTGACATGAGAATCTAACCTGCTTGAAGATGTTATCTGCCCTGCAAAAACAACACCTGGCAAAGACTTTTTAAGAAACTCTTTCTTCTTCTTGTCAGTCTCTAACCTGTAGGCTTCAATCTTATCCTTCCATTCTCCATTTGATATCTTCCATATAATATCAAGAACACTAATCTCTGAAGCTGAAGACTTTTTCCATACACTATCAAAAATACTTACAAATGTGTTCTCCATATATTAATCTTTTTTATCAACCAACGCCATCAAAGCACATCCCCATTTCTCATTTAAATTATCAGCATCTCTTATGTAGATTGGCCTTTTTGGGTGTGACATATATAATTTTATTGTGCTACCTGAAACATTGTTAAGTATAGATAATAGATACCTAACATCTATACCAAGCTTAATATTTTCAGTATTCTTGTTTGTAACATCAATAACCTCTTCAGCATCAACACCAAAACCTTGATTTTCTGAAAACAGTTTTAATTCATTTCCCTCTAAGGAAACAATCATTCCTGAACCAGCTTCACAATAATTTGTCAACCTCCTTACGGCCATTAAAATTTCATCCTTATCGATTAACAAGAATTTCTCCTCGTCAAGCTCAAAGAACTTCTCTAAATTCATCACCTTTCTAATGTCTATTAGAACAGAATAAAATTCAAATCCATCAACAGAAACAGATATGCTTTTTTCTCCTATAATTATATTTGCATCTCCAGCACCTTTTGTCTGGCTTAAAGCTATTGATAAGTCTTTAGGTAAAACAATACCAAATTCCTTGTCAGTCTCAATTCCTGTTTTAGAAATGTGAAAATAGAAAGCTTCGTGAGTACCAGAGATATCAATACTTCCTTCGTTAGATAGTAAAGTCACCCCTGAAAGTTCATTACGCATATCATCCCATTTAACTATTTTTGAAACAGTGCTTATTGGCCCTAATATAGATGAAGCTAATGCCTTAATACTTATAGGGTTATCATCAATAACTTTTGAAGGGTTAAATTCAGATGGGTTAACACCTGTTATTTTGTACTTTTTCTTTCCAGCAACGAGGTTTAAAATAAACTTTTCAGGATTATAATTAAATACAAGTTCCTCATCCCTAAGAAGCCTTACGGTGTTCATTAGAATATTACCAGGAACACATATTTGAATGTCTTCTTTTGATTCGACAGGAAATAACCCTTTTATTTGAATTTTACCACTTCTTGCGTAAGCATAGCATTTACTATCTTTAATATATAAAAAGAAATTATGCTCCATAGGCATAAAAGCCTTTGATGGAATAGCTTTAACTACTACCTCTAAACATTTTAGAAGACTGTCTTTATTTACCTTTATTTTCATCTTTTGGTGTTATTTTTTATGCATTGTTAATATTGCAGCAGCTTTAATTCCTCTTAGGTCTGCTAAAAATTCATAATGAACAAAGTGTGTTTCATTATTAAATCCATGTTCAGAAATTAACCTACGAACAACTCTACCATACAACTCCTCAATCATAGGCCTTGGAGTGTCTGGCTCATCTGTAATAATGCAAATTTTATATTGAATTAATTGTTCAACAAAGAAATTTACCGCTCGTGTTGTCTTACCTGTTTGTCTCATCTTTTTAAATTGTTTTAGTTACTACTTTAATGTTTTCTTTTAAAGACTTCTTGATACTCTCTAGGAATTTTAGAGCCTTTCCTTCTGGCATCGTAACGTCACACTGAAAATCAGGATGATTTACATTTATGTTTACTTTTTTTCTTTTATCCATGTTATATGTTTTTTATAAATTCATGTAATTTTTTATTCCAACGAGCATCATCTAAAGCATTGTGTTCGTTTTCTTGTTTTGGGTATGTAGGATCTGATTTCAACATTTTTAAATCACAATACTTTTCTTTGTTAGCTCCAACAGCTAAATTCCATTTATTAACAAGCTCTGGAATATTATCAAACTCCTGCTTCAAATCTCGGCAATACATAGGGAATCCATTTGGTAAATTCATCATCTTCCCAAACAACCAACAGAAAGCTACCCAATCATAATCAGCATAATAAGCATAGAATTTAGGGTTTGTTCTGGTAATAATCTGCCATCCATCCCAAATGTAATTTGGAGCATTCTTATCTATACCTATAACTCCTGACTTACAAAAGTCTTTTATATCTTCAGATATTTGATCATTAGATTTACCATAATTTTTAATAAGCCACCTTAGATTACTTAATGTAAATTTTTTATTAACTATCTTTCTACTTGAATAACCCATTCTGGCTACTTCCTTCCTTACTGATAAATTAGATTTATCCTGAAGTTCATAGAATATAGGCTTCAATACATTCTCTCTAATCCAATAATAACGAGGCTCAATAATATTTCTATCGCCCTCTCCTGTTCTTTGCTGCCATCTATTCCAAGCTTCTTTTAAATTAAAGTCTTTAGATATAGCGTAATACTCTCTACCATCTTCAGCAACTATACCAATGGATATTAAATCAATAGTAGGTTTAGTTTCTCCTACATTAATTCCTAAGAAAGTTTTCTTTTGAGTTCCTTCTAAAAACTCTGTGTCTAAATAATAATTCATAGTTATTTATTTAATAAAATTTAATTCACATCTTTCTAATTGAGAAATTAATTCATCTTTGTTTTTTAATTTACCACAAAAAACTACATTACTTCCTGTTATAAAATCAATACCGGTATAAATACTAATTAATAAGCAAGAGTGATCAAATACAATCCGAACATCTGTTTCACCGTAATATGGATGCGTCATTTTTAAGTAAAAATATTCAAAAATTGCATCTGATTTGGTGCATTTAAAGCCTAATAATCTAATTTGTTTAGTATTAACTGTTTCTATAGGTTTTTTCATGGTTGTTTATTTTATAGAGACAAAGCCTCCTGGTTTGCTTATATTATTAATTCTTTCATAATCCTCGACTAACTTATTAAAAAGCTCGTTAGGAATTTGATTATAGTGGACCACGCCATCTTTACCTTCATCAAGAATGCTATTTATGTCTTTAGTCTTATCAACAATCATATTGAAGATATGTTCATCAATACTATCTTTTACAATAGTGTAATAAACATTAACATTTTCTTTCTGGCCAATCCTGTGAGCTCTTTTGTAAGGCTGCTCTAAATCATCTGGAGTAAAAGGAAAATTAAGAAATATAACATCTCTTGCATTCACAAGGTTAATTCCAACTCCTGCAGCCTTAAAGTTCCCTAAAAATATATTACAGTTAGGATTTTTTGTAAAACGTTGAATAGCTTTATCCTTCTCATGAGCATCCATCCCCCCTATAACCTTAACACATGAATTTCCATAGTGTTCTTCAAGCTGAAGTATAGGGGCTCTATATCCTGAGAATACTATAACATCTCTTCCGTTTTCAATAAGGTTATCTATCAAAGGAATTACGTTATGAATCTTACTTGTGGCCAATAGCCTATTTAAAGTATGAATGTTACCTTTAATCTTCATCTGAGTAGCAGAGCGTTCTTGCTGATTGGAAGCAGCATCAAGCTCCTTTTTACTTTCATAAAGCTCCCTCATGTGCTCCTCGTACTCTCCTTTAATATCACCCATATCGAAGTGATATTTCTTAATTATAAGGTCTGGCAAATCAAGACACTCTTCAGCTTTTTTACGAATCATGAAGTTAGATATCTTCAATCTTAATTCATCAGTGTTTTTCGCTCCAACTACTTTCTCACCACCCCTACCTGATGAAGTGATAGTATATTGCTTTATGAAAGAAGAATAGTTGTGACCTAAAGGATGGTTACATAACTTAAAATATGAAAAAACATCGTTCACTCTATTAGTGATTGGGGTTCCAGACAAGAGTGTTACTCTTGCTTTTGGGAAAAACTTAACAAGCTTATTCACAGCTTTAAAAATACTCGTCTTCTGATTTTTTATCTTCTGGCATTCATCTATTATTATGTGCCCTGTGTTGTACTTTGTTAAGTGGTCAAAATGTTTGTTTATCATCTCATAGTTCACAACTATAAATCTTTCATTGAAAGCATATACAGACTTACTCTTTTTTGAATCAAGAATAGTCCATAGCATTTTATCATAACCCCAGTCATCAGTCATATCGTGATACCAATTCCATTTAATACCTGCAGGGCAAATAATAATTGTTCTTGGTACCGATAGTATTTTTGAAAGGGTAGCACTCGTTACTGTCTTCCCAAGACCCTGCTCAAAGCTTAGTAGGTTATACTGTCTATGAATCATTAATGACAAAGCTTGTTTTTGATGTTTAAAAAGCTCTCTATCGTATTTTGCCTTAGAATAGTAGTTTCCTATAAAGTCTTGAAATATCTCTTTGTAAACAGAGTTTAATTGAGCAAATAATCGCTCTTTAAAAAACTTATTACTTTCTGAGAACATCAGGGTAGGGAAGCACAAAATAAGGAAGTCCTTTAAAGAAGCTGGAGAAGTAACTCTGGTATCAGCAAGGATTATGTTTCCATCCCTTATCATGCCAATGCAGTTAGCTATATCCACTTCTTTATCTGACCAGAACTTATTAAGTTGCAGCGTGTACTTGTCTTTGAATAAAATGTTTTGCATCTATTGTAAATCTTCTTCTATAAATTGAACTTCTAAATCTTTTTCTCCTTCATGGTCAACAGTCTCAATAAACACTTGATAACCTTCTTTTTCTACTATCTTCAGGATGAATTTAAGCACCTTTTTGTCAAGTAGGGAACCATCTTTAATAATAAGAACTTTAAGATTAGGATTCATCGCCATTGCAATCTTAATACCTATACCAATAATGGTAGATGATGGATGTTGATTTGCATTAAAAGGAAGTCCGTTATAAAGAATCTCATCTTCAGAAAACTCTAATCCTTTAACAGGTAATGGAGTTTCTTTAAAGATGTTAGCTTTTTCTCCATCAATAGCATTGTATCTCTCTGTAAGTGCGTCAGCAGAAGCCTGAAGTTCTCTTGCGTTCTTACTGAACTCCTTAAGAGAGTTAACTTCATCAACTTTCTTATTGTGAGCACTTATCTCTTCAAGCTCAGCAGAAAGATTCTCCATTGAAGGTCTTTCTTTGCCTTTAATCCAATCTCTTCCTTTTTGAATGTCTTCATTAAGAAGTTCAAGCTCTTTTGTTTTGTCGGCAAGCTCTTTAGCTAAAGCTTCTACGGTAGAAGCAAGAGTACCTGCTTGAAACTCTTTATCTTTTAATCCATTGGCTATTCTATCATATTTAGAAACCTCCTCACCAATAGAAGACATTTTAGCCTTAATGTCAGAATCATCTTTCTTTTCAGAGTATTTTTCAATCTCTTGAGGGTCCATTTCAGCATCTTTTAATTTTGCTGTATTGGATTTAATATCTCTATTTATTTCAGCTCTTTCTTCATAAATAGTTGATTTCTCATGGTCAAGCTCGAAAAGACGTTTTCTTGATTCTGTAGGAAGGAAACTTTTAAGAGTATCAATCTGCTCTTTTACTCCTGGCTTAGAAACCTTACCATCTTTAGTAAGTCCAAGGTCAATAAATTCTAATATGTCAAAACCAATATTTCCAACGATAGAATTTACCATTGATTTAGTATCTGATATTTTGGAACCGTTTTCATCAGTAACAGTGATACGCCCTTTTTTATCTCTTGGAGTAAAATGCATATCAACATTATAGGTTTGATCTTCTCCACCCATATTACCTGACAAAGTAAGTTCTATTGAAGCATTCTCCTCTCCATTCTTAATGGGTTTTAAAGGAACCATTTTAGAGTTTACAGGAGATGTCAAGGCTTGAATTAAGCTTGACTTTCCTGCTCCATTCTTACCGAGAATAATAGCTGAACGACCATTAAATTCTACTATTTTATGAGTTATACTTTTGAAGTTTTTTACTTCAGCTCTAATTAATTTTAATCCTTCCATCTTCTTATTTTTAGTTTGTTAGTGTAAAAAAAATGCGTGTCTTTCCACGCTGTCATTCCTTTTTAAAATTTCGTCTAATCCAACTACCAGGAACTCTCTGCATGATGTGACCGCCTAAACTGTACCTTCAGTTATTTCTAACTCGTTCAAGCTAAACCCTCAACAGAGAGATGTTTGAGTAAAAACCAGACCACCTGTTTTCCGTCTCATTTCCTCATCCAGCATATAGCATGGCGTATTAGTGAGTACTGCATCAAGGAGATAAGATACAAATCTCCCCAGCGTGCTGTTGTTTTGGACTACAGGTAGGACTCGAACCTACGGCTTGTGTGTTTATCCCTATTTTTTAGGCATCTTTTACCATTAGAGGGCACACTGTTCTAACCAACTGAACTACTGTAGTCTTTTTTTTATATTATATGTATAGAAGTAACGCCTTCACCTTTGACATTCAACCATAATCCACCTCCTTATCACTGTATCTTGCAAGAATTTGATCGGCTATCGTTATGATGTCATCCTCCGTCAAGGATTCATCAAACAGTCTTGATAGTCCGTCAAGTATTTTTAGATAAAGTATTTCAAGGAACATTAAGACTCCATAGAAATAGTATTTAATCATAAGCTTTTTTTATTTTTCAGCCTCTTCAGCTATTCGTTGTAATCTTTCTTTATTCTGAGTACACACATGACTCACAGGACAATAAGAAGCACATCTTCTTGCTTCACCTATCCTTACTTCAACTTCTGCTTTAGGGTATTGAGCACCTTCTCCCAATAAGAAAGCTTCAGCTAATGGCCTTGTAGGAAATAGCTTAATAGCTCTTTTCCTTCCTGGACTTGTAACAGCATAACTATCTTTTACGGACCACATATCTTTTGCAGTACATGGAGGTATATTACCAGATTCAGCTTCCTTATGAAGGAGTATTCTTTTACCAATATAATCACGCATAAAATCCTGAGAGTATAATGGGATATTAAATGTCTCTATAGGTTTTTTAGGATAACCTTTTTGAAATGATTTAGCTGCTGAAAAATCTCTAAAAATGGCGGTTATATCAGCTTTTTTTACCTCGTAACCATTCTCTCTAAGAAGGAAAGCATACACATTAAGTTGTCCAACCCATTTCTTTTGTGCTTCAGGATTCATGTAAGGGTAAACAGAAGTATTCTTATAATCCTCAAGATGACATTTAGATATAGTGTACCTATCAAATGTACCAGAAAAGGTCATATCATGCATTGTGTGAGACAATGTAACTTCAGTAAGGACATCTTTATTTATTGCTTGAGGGTATTTCTCTTTGACAAATTTAGTTATCCATTTAGAAGCTTTCTCTTCATCCTCCTTCATTAGAATCTCAGCAGCTTCAAGAAGTATTTTAGCTTCCCTTGCCCCTACCTCTCCGAGCTGCAACATGTAATGGACAGCGGTTCCCATTAAGGCCCATATTCTATCCGTAACATCTTCCTCCATTTCACAGGTTCTCTTCAGAATACGAACCTGTGGAGCATCAAGTAGTCCTGTTACTGAGATGTCACCAATAACTCGATGATTATCTATTTTTGTGGCGTTAACAATAGCTTCGCTCACTCCGTATTTATTCGTAATCGTTAATCCCATAATCTTCTGTTCTTTTATTAATTAAATCGGATAGCAAATATAGATAAATAAATCGTAATTACAAGTTTATTTTTGATTTATTTATGCCTCCAGGAATAACCTCCTGAAGACCCTTGAATACCTGTGCAGCATTTAGTAATATTTGAAGAATCGACACCAATATAATTAGCGGCTTCTTTTAATGAGTCAAATTCTATTTTTTCACCAGTATTTATGTTCGTCCCTATTACAACCTTATGGTTGGTCCTAAGTTTTCCACTTTGAATATCAGCTCTTGATTTTCTGTAATTTTCGCCCCAAGTCATTAGCTGGATATTATCAATGCTATACGGTAGATTGTCATCTAACCTATCTACAGACAGCTTTAGGTCTCGATTATAATTAGATGATACCCAGGCAAGGTAGAGGGGTTCAAAGTTTGGTCGGGAAAGCATCCAATCTTTAAATTCTTGTTTATTATAAGCTGGAGCCTCATGCCCTCTTCTTTTTGAGTTTTTCTTTTGAGAACTTAATATTTTTGTTATTATCCCGTCTCTGGTTCGATTATATTCAAATCCTTTTTTTCTATCACATCCTTTACAAATGTAACTTAAACCATCTGGACTATTCTTTTGATTTCCAAACTCAAGTTTAGACTTGAGCAACAAACATCTACTGCATTCCTTCATAATAAAAATACCCATATCAAATACAAGGGCTAAACCGTCAACCCTAAAGGGTCTAAAGGACAATGCAATGATATGGGATTTTTTATATTCAATTAATAACGATTTAGCACTTCAAATATACTAATTATTTTTAATATTCTTCACGCTTCTAAACGCATAGCCTGTGCTAATTTTGTTTTTATACTCTTCCGAATTAGGAGGGTCTTTGACTCCAAGATTCATTTCAAGATGAAGTAGGCAGTCTGCAATATACTTTGTCAGCCTTTCTTTTGTCATCTTAGATTTATCTAATAGATAGTTCTGCTCACCTTCAGGAGTCATCATAACCCCTTTTGCGAATTCGGCTTTTAAAAGATAGTCTGTTTGAGTTTCATCAATTAATTCATATCCAAGATCAGAATATGCTCTCATTGCTAAAGGTATTATTGCTCCATAATAGAATGAATACATCGCCTCCTTGCTTCCCTTCTTAACAGCAGGCCTAAGCTCCATCCTAACCTCCTTATCTACCATGTGAGAAAGATACTTAAAGAAGTCTTCATTATTTAGAAGGTCAAAAAGTTTATCTCTTAGGTTGTACCCCTTTCTTGGGGTGAAGTTGAAGTGTATTTTCATAATCCCATGTTTTTAAGTATATGAGCAATCACATCTACAGTCCAACCATTACCCAACATTCTGTATCTTTCAGTATCGGTAACTACGCTTGTATAGTCATCGGGTACTGTTTGTAATCTTTCTACTTCGATAGGTGTCAATCTTCTATAATATCCTAATACATCAAATATCTCAACTAATGTTTTTGGGTAAAAGTTTTTACCAGTACTATGTGCTAATTCAGTTGTTAGCGTTGGTACTTTACCAGTCGGTTTATAATTTTTACTTAAAAACTTCATTAGTGTATCAACTCTTTCGTCTTTAATATTATACCTTTCAGATACATCTGTTTGAAGAATATCTTTCAGTTTTATATCTATTTTAGTTGGTTCAACTACATTTGGTATATTAGTCCAATAATAACGTGGTCTGTTTTGTGCTGAAATATTTCCACTACAAATAAGTATTGGTTCGCAACCAATCGCATTACTTAAAACTTTTTTCCATTTATCACTCATTTTAACATTTTCCAATAAAAAATATTTAGGTTTCAAAGTAATTAATGCGTTCATATATTCCCAAAACAAATATGATTGCCCTTGAAATTCAAAACCATTATTTTTCAATTCTAAATAATGCTCCAATGTTAATATTTCAACATTATCCTTTGTTATCATTCCTTTTTGTTTCCCAGCGAATGAAAAAGATTGACAAGGACTGCCACCAATCAACAAATCAATTTTTGGTAATTTACTATAATCTATTTCTTTAACATTACCTAAATGTTTGGTGTTTGGGTAATTATGTATTGATACTTTAATTCCATATTTATCAATTTCAGAAGCAAAGTAATTTTCATACTCAATTCCTACTTTATTAAGTGCTATTTGTCCGCAACTCATTCCATCGAAAAGTGATAGAACGTTAATCCCTTTATACATCTAAATCCTCCTCTTTTATTGTTAAATCAACTATTAATATTTCAGATTCAGGTAGTGGTTTTTTACCGTTCTTATCTCTGAATTTATTGTAGTCCTCAAGTGATTCTTCTTTAATAACTACAGCATCTGGAGCTATACTTTTGCAGGCATCTCTTGCTCCAGCCATCTGTTCTTCAAATTCTATTCCTCTAACAAGGACCACCCTTCTGTTAAGGTCTTTCTTTGTTATTATTAATTTACTTCCTCTTGTTTTCATAGGTTTTTTTATTTTATTTAAAAAGGATAATACTCATTTTATATTTTTATTAATTGGTTAAGTTGTGTTTAGCCGGTTGTTATAAAATATTACTGGTTATCTAAAAAATGATCTCTCGCATGTTCATTTGCTTCATCAACTGCTTCTTTAGGGGTATAACCAGCCTCATATTCCAAATCCCAATCATCAACAAATTCCATATTATGTTTAACCATACCTTCATCTACATCAACACCTTCTGTTTGTTCGTATATTATTTTTTTACATTCCTTTTTCCAATCTTCAAAATTTAGTTTACTCATTTTAGTTTAGTTTAAAAAGGTAAGTTGTTTTTATTGACATCATCAACAACAAATTTAACTCCACCTATTGTTATTTTATTTCTGAATTTCTTAACACCGTTGTAACTTATATTATTGTCTTTTGCATAATTACTAACCGTTTTTAAATCTAACTTATAACTTAATAGTTCAATTATTTGAACCATCTTGTTACGGTCAACAATTTGGTCTGTTTCTATAAGTAGTTGATTATTAACTTTTTCCATGTTCAAAATTTTGAATGTTGTTTATTCGGGTGTTATACGCAAGCACTACATTTCGTTTCCAAATAGAGTTTGCGGTTCAAAATTTTTATTAAAATCTACCAACGCACAATTAATAATATGTAATCCAACAGCAGGGTTTACACAGTTTCTCAAAAGTTTTCGTTTATCTTTTGTTTTTTCGGGCAAAATAATACCGTGATGTTCTGCAAGTACTTCTTTTGTTGCTCTACTTACATCATAATTTCTTTCAACTTTTAATGGTTTTATTGGAAAGTTTGACCAAAATAAATGCCTATCAATTTCAATGGTCGGTTTTACCAAAGTTTCATAATATGGTATCACATTTTCAATCACAAATTTTCCTTTAAAAAAGTGTTTCAAGAAAATTATTTCCTCGTATAGTTTCATATCAGGGTATCTAAATACTCCCCATCCGCTTAATGAAGTGCTTGTTCTGCTATGTGATGGGCAAGGTGGGCTACTCCAAATAAAGTCAAACTTTTGAAAGTTCTCAATTAAGTATTGGTGTGCATCAGAAACTATTATTTCGTCATTTGGATTAAGTTCCTTATAAGCATCTGCAATGTATTGTTCAAATTCAACTGCCGTTACTTCATATTCATTACCCCACAGTTTTCGGTTTCCGCCTATCCCTGCATATAAATTCAGTATTTTCTTTTTATCTATCATAGTTATCGTTAATTATATTTTTTACTTGCTCAATGCCTTCAATAATCTTCTTAAATGGTTCTTCTAATATCTTAGGGTCATCATAAAAAATATGTCCGTAATCATCAATGAAATAATAGAAGTCAATTACTTCTTGCATTTCTTTTTCCTTTAAGTGTTTAATTTCTTTTTTGCCCTCGCTCATTTTAATAAAAATTTTGTTTTGTGTTTCAATTTAAGTTTATCGTTTAATCAACCGTGCCAGCGTATAACACGTGGTAAAAAACATTAAAACGATTTTTTACCACCATGCGTTATGCTCAATTATACAATCTTACTTTTATCTATCCTTTTTAAATTCCCATAAGAATGTAAATCCCCTCTTTGTTTATTTTTGGTAGGTGTTACAAAACCATCTTTTACCCATTTATACTTAACCCCACTAAATGTGGCATATATTGGTAATAATTCACCTCTACCATTATAACCTATTTTAAAATCAATATTATCTATTTTTATAATTCCGGTTACATTATAAATAATATCACCCTTTTTAAAAGGGAGTTTTTTAACAAACTTATCTTTTAGTTTATTTATTTTCTTATTTTCCAACATATCTAACTCTAACATTAAAGAGTTGTATTCATCTTCAAATTTTTCTATAGCTTCCATTTTTTCTAAATTTAAAAGAGCATAACACGGTATATAAAAAATTCCGCTTTGCTCCACATTTCATACACTAAACGTTATAATTTATTTTTAGTTATCGGTTTCAAGTGAGTAAACCCCAATTCTTTATTCAAATCTATATTGTAAGCCTTCATTTTTCTAAACATAACCTCTGATAAGGTTTCATTATCAAGTAATAAACTGTCATTATCGTATAGTTTTAAACTATCTAATATTGACAACATACAAGAAGCCATATTATGTATTTTATCTTTGTCGTTCATATTTTATTATTTTAAATCAAACAAATTATAACACCACCTAAACAGCATTAAAACGCTGTTTAGCCAAAACGTTAGCCACCATTTAAAACAGCTCCGAGAAACGTTTCTCATAACCATATTTGGCGGTTAACTTATTGATAAGTTCATTTGTATACTTGAACACTTCGATTTTTGAGTATGAAAACGGCTCTACAATCAATCCAGTTCTTACGTCAATTAACCAAGTATTATATGAATTTCCTTCACCCAAAAAGTGTCCTATTTCATATCCAAATCCTGAGTCCCAAACCACTCGCTCATTAAATTCAAAGTTAGTGGGTTCTTTAACTTCATTCTCTTTGCTCATGTTTATCTGTATTAAATTGTTTTGTTATTTGTATTCCGCTACTGGTCATACACAAACCGTTAATTCAATTCCATCTTAATAAAATCAAGCATAACTTTATACATCATGTAAGCTTTAATTCTCTCTGGACCATCTGTTGCATTAACAAGATCTCTCATCCTTGTTTTAGCTCGAAGCATCATCTCCAAAAAATCCTTATACTTCTCTCTATGTTTTGATCTCCACAGGGCAGCCTTATTAAGCATTTCTGTGGCTTCCTTAATAAGAATAGTATCTGAATCAATACTATCGTTACAATAGCTTATAAATCGCTCTAAATTAATACCTAAGATATCTGACTTAGAGGTTCTGTAATAAACATCCATATCAACAACAGACTCGTAGGTGTCATAGTCGTTTACAAATTGATTATTTTCGAAAAGATAGAATATAAATCCTAAAGTCTTTTTCTCTTTGTTGTATATGTATGTGTTTATCATACCCCTATTTGTTTTAAAATTCGTTTAAGCTCGCTTTTGTTATTTATAATACCAGAAAATGAATGAGGTGATGAACCACAATTATATACTAAATCTATAACAACATATCCATCAGGAAAATGATACAGCAATATTAGCTTATCATCTTTTAGTTGTGTATCAAGGGCATAACCTTTTGAATATCCATGTTCGTTGAATAAACTGGGATGCTCTTCACCATCAAGATTAAAATCATGTATAAATTTTTCTCCATTAATTTCAACACTCTCTATATCTTCTCTGTCGAGGTGTTTAACAGTAGCCAATCTATTACTGAAGGTATGGTTAACCCTATCTTTTATAGAAACTTTGTATGTTGAACCACTAATAGTGTCTGTATTAACACTTGTACATATCAACTCAAAATGTCCAACCTTATATTCAAGCCCAATATGTAACTCTTCTATTTCTGGTGTGTAATATTTATCTTTCATGTCTTCTAATTATTAGTTGAACATTTAACTTTATGATTACCTCTTGCAGCTTTCCCTGCTAATGCGTCAGCCATCTCATTGTACTTACTACCTGAATGACCTCTAATCCATGAGAATAATAGTGTGCTCCCCCCTTCAATATGTGTTCTTTTAGCTTTAAGAAATCTCTTCCATAAATCAGCGTTTGTTTTCTCTTCAAGAACACCAAACTCTATCCATCTTGATAGCCTTCTATTTATGCTGTCTATAGCCATCTTACTGTCTGAATACACATATAAGTCATACCCAGGTTTAAGGTGTTCTAATGCATGGATTATAGCCTTCATCTCCATCCTTGATATAGATGTTCCATGATAGGCTTTGCTTTTTATTTCCTTCTTCTTAGAGCCAAATAATAGGACAATTCCATATCCACCTGGATTACGAGAATCACTCATAGCAGCGGAGCCATCACAATAAACTTCTACAGGTTTTTGACTTCTTTTTTTCATTTTTTTCAATTTATATCATAGTAAACCTTATATCCCTGCAAGTAGAATTTGTTAAAATTTTAATTTAACTAAGCATAATTAGCATTCGCATCCCTGACTCTTTGAGTGGCTTCTATATTTCTATAAAAACTCTTTAGCGGTACTGGTTAGGTTCTATCTAATTTGCAGGTCGTATGTTGTCGGTAAAACATTGCATACACTTTTAAACCAGTATCTAATTATACTCTAACCTAACGTTTAGTATCTTTTTTGTTATTGCAGTTCCGAATAATCAACTGCTGTTAGGCGTTGTATGTCTGCTAAGCTAAAGATGAAATGTAGAAAGCCGCCTAACAAACCTGTCCTAATACCGCTAAATATTAGTAATCTACATTTCAAATTTAAGCATTTATTTGATACTATTTCAATTATTTTAAAGAACTATTTTTTAGGTTGTTAATTCATATTCTCTTTTTAACTCTTCTCTTAACTCGTAAACCTTATCCCAGCTACAGTTGTTCCTGCTTGCGTATTTTTGTCTTTCATCTTCAGAGCAGTGGTCCAATAGAAAGTGCTCTGTAGGCGTAAGAATAATAATGTTCTTGCTATACATCTTAAACTTAGGGTATTTAGCTTTCCCTTTAGCAAGAACATGAGCAAAGATGCTAAACCAAAAAGGAGAGCCTTCTCTTTCTGTTATAAGCTTGCTAGACAAGAAACTTACATGACCTCTACTATCCCATATTTTCTTAAAAAGTTCAGCCTCACCTTTAGCATTCAGGTCATTAATTCCAGAATATATTTTAGGTGTAGGCAAAACTTTTTTCTTTATTGAATTTACTTTAGGATTGTTTCTTTTTGCTAATGATGTTATCCATTTATCATCGGTCCTTTGGTTCTGATGATACTTACAATATCCCTTAGAGAATACTGGATTATTACATCCTTCACTATTACATACTTTAGCCATAGTTATTTTTTAGCAATTCTGATCATGTTACAAGCAATTCTACTAAAAGGGAAGGCATGGAATCTAAATAATTTTCTTAGAATTACATCTACTCTATCTTTTTGCTCCATTGTAAGTCCATTGCTATCATACGGCCATGAAGGAAGTGTTTCTGTAGTATGATTAAGTACTAATTGTTTTCCTCCGTTAGCATAAAGGTTTCTTACTGTCTTAGCAATGTTATTACATTGACTAATATTAAGTTCTTTTGAACTATTATTAGACTTATCTAATGAAGCTATCTCGTTAGCAAGCATTTGGGTAGTGGTCCATCGTTTCATTTTAATTAGGTTTTAGTTATTAATTGATTGATTTATTTTAAAACATTATTTTCTACTTCATCTAAGTCCATACAAGCAAGCGTGAATGACATGCTTCTTACTCTTGACCTAAACCCTTCACGATACTTAATCCAATCCTCTACAGTTGTAGCTACATAGTAACCTTTCTTGCTTGCACACAACATAGAAACAAGTCTATGGGCTCTAATATGCTGGATATATCGCCTTAACTTTGCGTCACTGATATTTATACCACAATTAAGATAAAGTAAAGCTCTCATGTCTGTATTTGTGATGGCATTCTTTATCCCTACCCTTGGGGTTAAGCCTTTAGCGATAAGATTGATGTTTTTTATATCTTCTTCTTTTACATCTTCTGTAAATTCTTCAAATCCTGGAATCATAACTAATCCTCCTTAATATTATCTTTACTATCATCCCAATTATCATAATCTCCATCGAAATTATCTTCTTTAGGTTTTCTTTCGGGGAATAACTGAAAGTCATCATCATCATCTCCAGCTATATCTAAAGTAACTTTCCTTGCTTTAGATACATCCGTTCCATCAGGAACATGAATAACAGCAACGATACATTTCATTCCCCTACAAGCTTCTACAAAAGCTTTCATTGATGGTATATTTGCTCCTGACTCCATTCTTGATATAGTATGAATACTAACATCACACCTTGAGGCGATATCAGGCTGAGACAATCCTTGTCTTTTTCTTTCTCTCTTAAATTGAGCTACTAAATCTTCATATAATTCCATGATTCTGTAAATTTATAGATTTTTTTGTTTAGAACGATTCTAAATTAGAGTCCTTCCTTTTTTCGTTTTGATCTGCTTTGAAGCGTAATATTTCAACCCTCTTTATTTCTTCCTTAAGCTCTATCCAATGTCTACTATTAGCTCCTTTGCCATAGTCTTCTTCATTATCACTAAGCATAGAGTGTGATGGTGGTGGTTCCATTCTTACAAGTGGCATTTCATTAGATACTATTTTAAAAGTATCATAAAGAAGCTTATGGATATAAAACTTCTTTCTTCTACCTCTATAGTTTAACATCACAGTTTTATATCCTTCTTCATCCATAGAGGTAGGGATGTATCTAAGTCCATTATTAGTTCTTATACCTCCATCGGTTGATATTTCGTAATCATACAAACCTAAGAAGTTAACCCTCTTCCATTCTCTTTCGTGTTTCATAATAGTGATTTAAACGTGAGTATTTTCCACTATGATATTATCTAACAAGGCTGGAATCTCCTCCTTTTTCTTGTCGTATAACCATAGTGGTATTTGAAACTTAAAAGCCTTATCTTGATACCTACCTTTCCAATGAGGGAACCATGTTATGACTTTTTCAAAATTATAGATACATTTCTTTGGTATCATAAAAGGATTTTTCCTGAGTGATTTAAATAGAAGAACGTGGTCTTGCTCTTCAAGAAGGATTTTTTCTCTTATGATAAGGGTAACTACGTCTATTTTTTTAGTTTCCATCTAATTTTGGTGCGTTAGCTTGAGCGAACTCTTTAAACTTTTTACTGTCTTTACAGTAAGTTTTCATACCGTTAGGGTCAAGAAGAATTCTATCGAATTTATTTATTTCTTTTCCTGTTTCTAAACAAACTCCTTTCTTTTTGGAGTCTGTTATCCTTGGGTCGTTGTATTTGTTTTGCATATCTATTTATTTAGTTCTAAATCTATACTAATAATCTGAATACTATTTTTATTAAACCTACCAGTATCAAGCATAGCTTGTCTGCAATCTATCAAAGCTTGTTTAAGTGATTCATTTCTATCTCTAATAAGAGTAAGTTCCTGAACTATGAAATCTTGGGAGGATAGATTTATCTTTGTTTTCTCCTCGATAGATTTAAGAAGCTCCTCATTAGGTACTAATTCTCCTAAAAGGTCATTGTAAGCATTCATATCAGTAAGATTAAACTCACTCATATCGTCAGTAGCTGAATCCATAGCAGTATGACAAGCGTTTAACCTATCAACTAAGAGTTTAATGATAGCATCTTTATCTTGCTCGTCTTCTTCTTGTGTTGGTTGCAAATCAATAAACAAAGCATCTCCACTTTCGCTTCCTGAATGAATGTAAACTCTGTCGCTTGTTCTATCGTTAAAGAATCCCCATTCATCAGAATCTAAATCGTCTCTATCTCCTTTCATTAAGGCGTAAACAATAGCCTTATCCCATTCCTTAACGCTTCTTATTATTTCGTAATCATTTATACAAGGATTAAGAATAACTCCTATAATGTCGTCTGTGTATGGTTCAAAATAGTATGCTCCTGAGTTTTCTTTCTTTTCGTCTTCATAGAAAAAAGCATTATCTATTAACTCAGATACTCCATTTAATTCTTTAGACTTTGAGTTACAATACATCATAGCGTGTACATTGTCTTTAAACTCCATTACTTTTGCGTCTGAGTCGGTGTACCCTTCACCGTTCCAAGTTTCTATTATAATATATTTTTTCATGGCTTATAGTTTTATTTTAGATAATACACTTGTTATTCCGTTGCTTTTTTAATTGCTTCAATTCCTTCATCTATTCTTTTCATAATAGACTCTCCTTTGTTATGTGTGTTTGCAAGTATTAGGTTATTTAAAGCCTCTAATAACTCTGGAGCTGCTGCTATAAGTTTGGCGTTTGCTTCTTGCTCTTCATCATCTTTATCAAAGTAAGGAATTAAGGCAAGTGTTTTTCCTGTTTCTTGTGGGTAGATTTGTCCTTCGTAAGTAATCCATTCCCCTTTTGTATGTTTGTTTGTCATGGCTGTTTTTTTAGCCCTTATGGGCGGTTAATATTAATTCTATAGCTAAGTTACCCCGAAGGGAAGAAACAAGCTTAAAAGCCTGTTTCTTATCTCAGCCATGAGAATTTTATTTGATTATTTTTTATATTTATTATACCATTTAATAAATTCTACAATACCGTTGTAGCAATCTAATCTTTTATTGTTGGTTCCTGAGTTGTTTTCTCCGTTTATACAAATAATATTTTCTCCATTTCTTGCATCTGTTATTTGTATACCCTCAATAAATATTGTAACAGGGAATCCTAAATTTTCTATAATATCTACCACTTCCATTAAGGCGTTCCAATCCTCTTTGTAGATGTCATTAAAATTACCTTCGTTTACCCATGCTTTTAATGGTTCTTCATGTCTGAAATTATGGATAAGTCTATAGTTTTTAAATTCTTCCGTTAAGTTTTTCATAGCTTTTAAATATTAGTTGGTTCGTATGATGTTATTACAAAATCATGAGCTGTTTCTTCTTTCAGCTCTATAGCTTCTTGAATGTCTTTTTCAGATAATCCATAGTAAAAAACAAGCTCGTCTGTTTCTTCGTCTATTTCATCAAACTCTTTTACAATTAGGTTTTCAAATTCTGACTTGTCGTCTTTCCAGTAGCCGTTTATTGAGAAATAGTTACATGTTTTCTCTTCGGTTATTGCTTCAAGAATGAATACTAAATCATCTAAGCTTACTTCGTAAAACTCAATATAAACATTGTCTCCATCTTCATCGCTTTGCTTCTCTGCAATCTCTCCATCTTTTACGATATAAATAAGCCCTTGACCTTCCATGTTGTAAAGGTTCATTTCTATTTCAAATGTATTACCTGAAGATATTTGTTTTATTTCTTTTACTACATCGTCTCTAAGATTAGTAAATCTTTTGCTTAATATTTCTGTAGTTGTCATGGCTGTTTTATTTAAGTTTAATTATGTTGTCTCTATCGGTGTATTTATTACCGTTTCTTTTTTCAAAGTCTTCTTTAAGAACCTTTTTTTCTATAGCCTTAACAAAGTTGTATTGTTCCTCATAAAGTTCCTCAGTTCGCTTAATAGAAGCCTCAATTTTTATTTGTTGCTTTGGGTCTAAGTGCATAGTTAAACTAAGGTCAAAAAGTTCATCAATAACCTTTTGAAGTCTTTCAATTTTCGACCTTTCAATTTGCATCTGAGCAACTTTATTAAAATTTGTTTCTCTTATGTTCATGGCTGTTTTATTTAGATAGTAAATACTTCACTTGATAGTATAAAAGAAATGATTCCTACTATGTTAACTGTTTACCAATAGCATGTACACTATCAATATTAATGTTATGACAACCTATTTTTAAAGTGCCGTTTATACTTGTTACGACATAGTTTTCAATATGCTTCCCTTTAATATCGATACCTCTTTTAATCATTTCATACAAGGCTTTGGCATTCTCTCTGCTAACTGATACCCTTTGAGACGTTTCTACCTTTGTTCCGTCTTTGGATAGTCTTAAAAAGTCTTCGCCACCAATGTAAATACTATCTACTTCATAGCTGTTAAACTTTTGTAGCTTTTCTTTTACCTGCTTTGCTTCCTTTCTTTTTAATGCTAAAATTCTTTTCTTTTCAGTATCTTGCATTTTCTTTTGAAAGTCAGCATCGAAATTACTTACAACCTTTACAATAGATTTAATTTCCTTGTATTTGTCGGACTTTTTAACTGTTTTATTCTTTGTGTACGTTAAATACTCATTAAGTCGCTCAAATAGGCTTAAAATAGGTGTAATATATTTTTCAGGCTTTCTTGCATTGATTAAAGCTTTTTTATTACTCAACACTGATTCGTATACGGTGTCAATGTCTGTTTGACTTTTATAAAATTGCTTGTATTGGCGTGTAGCATAATTTATTTGATTTATATGCTTTGAGGTTGTAACACTATACCCTCTATCGTCAATCATTATAGTATTATCGTCTATAAACTCCCCTAATAAATAATGATGTCCGTAACTGTATATCTTATTTATATTATCAAAAAATACGTTGCTGCATCTTGCTTCGTTTTGGTCTCTTTGTGCGAATAAATGTATTACATCGCTTGAACTGTTAAATACTTTTTTCATGGCTTTAATTTTTTAAGTTAAGACAAAGAGAGGTTTTAAGTCTCTTTGTTTCGCCTTTATAGGCTCATCAGTTAACTATTTCGTTATTTCGTAAACATCAAAGTTTTTACCGTTTGCAATGTTTTTAAATTTCATGTTTATTGATTCGCATATTCTATACATACATGAAACACCTACGCCACCCTCAAAACTTGGTAAAAGTCCGTAACCAGAACCATAACCGATTAAATCTCTATTGGATTTATTTACATCTTTGTTTTTTACTTTGTATAATAATTTTAATAGTCCGTTGCATTGGTTTAAAGCATCTGAAATTGCAGTGCTTTCTTTATCATAGCCACACCCCGAAGTTCTTGAACCTTTAAAGTATTCGCAAAGTCCGTTTTTTAAGAAAACTTTTATTTCTGCCTGTGCATTATTTCCCCATGTGCGGCTTTTATTCCAGTCTACAGTAATAACAATTTTTTCAATTTCAAGTGAGTTTTTTATTGTCTCGATTCGCTCAAGCCCTTTAATAGTTCTTGCTTCATATCTTTTTTTATAACGTGCTTTTAAGTATTCTTTCAGCTCATTAGCTGAAGACCATTTTTTGTTTTTACTACTTACTGGAATTATATCTTTAAACCTCCATTGGTTCAATAATTCTTCTATAGTGTTAAAATCATTTAAAGATTCAATGTTATTTTTAAATGTTTGCTTTTCATCTCTTTTTAATTGTGCTTTTAAGTTTTTCATGGCTTTAAATATTAGATTGTAAGATTATTAATTTACCTGTTTTATGTGTTGTATTTTCTTTTTTGCGTTGCTCCCACTTACAAAGTGCATAAGGTTTATTTATTAATATAACTTCCTTTTGTTTGCCGTCAAGCATCCAAATTAAATTGTATAGTTTAGTTGTTTTTTGCATCGTTTCGGGCGGTTTGTTAGAGTGTAAATATTAATAGTAATGTAGTACATAAGAACAACCCGAAAAAGAAACTCTCTTTAGTATTAGCGTGTTTAACTTTCTTTTGTAGCTGTTTACGTTGTGCAATAGTATTAACTTCTTTTAATACGGCTGTAGATAGATATTTGTTTGTCATGGCTGTAAAATTTAGTTGTTTAATAATATTCTTTTTATTTGATAAAGTGAGTTACTAAAAATAAAGTAATTTATAGCCTCTTCAATGGTTGTTCTTTGCGGTGTATTCACGCTTTTACCATCTTTAAAGTGTAGTTTGTTCATTTCTGGAGCGTATGCGTGACGCTCTAAACGATTAACTTTATTTTTTAGCCTGTTTATATAGCTTTCCTTTTCGAGTCGCTCAGATAGGCTTAAAACTTCACTAACAAAAGAGTGTTTTTTAATTTGTTCAAAAGTTAGTTTCTCTAACATTTCTATTTTTTCGGTGTAAGCGTCCTTTTTAATTTTTATACATTGCTTTGCCTTATAAACTCCCTCTTTGGGTGTTGTGTTTAATTCGTCAATAATGTATTTTAATTTTTCTTCTTTTGTCATGGCTTTAATTTTTAGATTAATTCAATTAAAAAAGGGTTGATACTTTCAGACTCTTTAAACAACCTTAAAAAATCATCCTTATCTATTATTAGCCCTCCATTTGCCTCAATTTCTTCTGAATCGTATGTGCATGGCTCGATAGAATTTAATTCTACAACATAACCAGCATTAAAAATGTATAATTGCAATGCTAAATAATCATCATTAGAATTAAAGACTTTTTCAATATCTTCTTTTGTTATTGCGTCCATTACGGACTTCAAATTTTCTTTTGTTATCATTGCTGTAAAGTTTTAATTAATAATTTTAGCTCCCTTTGTCCGTTTCGCTCGGATTAATTACACAATAGTAACAAAGGGGCGTTAACCGCTTTTTTAAACTAAATAGTTAACTTCATTTAGTCATTATTTTAAAACGGTTTATTTGTTCCCCGTTTTGGTAAATTCATTACCATTAAACACTTTTACCGACGTTTTAAACGTGGTTTTGTTGAGTGTTAAACAACCTAACAAGCTACATTATAACCCTGTTTAAAAGTTTCTGCTCTCGAATTTCTTCGCTTGTTAGCCTCACCCCCTTTGGTGGTTAATTCATCTTTATAGCGTTATGCATTAGCTAAAGGGACAAGAAGCAAAGAACTGTTTTTTTGCTCCTTTCGGGCGGTTGTTCTAAATTCAAATACTATTACATATAAAGAGAATAACAATAGGCTTTAATAGAATAGTTAAACATACTGCAAAGCGTAACATAATGACTATTATAATCTATCTACTAACTAAAGGAAGCAATACACAACACGTATATATTAACAGTGTTAAACGTGCAAGCCTCAAAAGACTCTAAAGTAATAGTACAGGAATTCAAAGAACAATAAAGAGTCTTATTTGGTTGTCGTTACATCCTCAAGACTTAGCAAATATATACATGATATTTTGATTTTGAACTATAAAACAGAAATAAATTAACAAATATGCGTAATTTAGAATTATTCTAAATAAGATTTTTTCTCGCTTTAAAGCTCAAAGCCAGTGGTAGCAGGGTCAAAGCCGAATGTAGTCGTTTACAAACGGTTAACGAAAGTGCTAAATGTAATTAGTTTATGAAGTATAAATAAATAAACTTTCTTTATTAATACAGCTCAAAACAAAAAGGACCCTCAAAAAACCCTTTGAACTGTCTTATAATTTACATTATGTTAAATAGAAATCTTAAGCCCTTATAAACATTGAGCCCCTCCCCCACTCCAACGCTATAAAATAATACTACCATGTAGAAAAAAAGCAATAAGAGACAAGGAGCGGACCAACACAAAACAAAGGAAGACAACACAACATATACAACACAACACAAACAAACTATTAAAAAGGGGCTTCGGTTCTGTCTCTTCTTGTTTGGGTTTCCGATTCATTAAGGGGGAGGGGTGGCTTTGGGAGGTTTAAAGTCCCACAAGTACAAATAGTCTTTGCAAGCCTAAGGCGTGGTCTTTTAGCTGTGATACGTAGTGTTTTAAGTGTAAGCAGTAGTGTTTTAAGCCTAAGAAGTACAGTTCAGTGCTGTAGGTGTTTATGGTATGGTTTCTATATTATTGGACCTACCCTACACTTATGATCTGTGTTCTGGGGTTCTTTTTTAAAGAGGGTAGGGGTATGGTTGCTGATTTGTGAAAATATGACCTGATTTTTGGGGTGTATGGGTTTTATTATGGTAACATATATTCCCATGTTGCGACGTAGTTGGCAAAAGAATGATTACATTTGGGGTAAAAAATATTTATTATGGATGTATTGAAGGTTATAAATGAGATTAGGAAGGAGAAGAAGATTTCTCAGAATGAGCTTGCAAATAGTGTTGGTGTATCGAGGAGGTCTATGAATTTATATTTGAATGGTGAGATTAGGATTCCTTATAGTGTGGCGTATAAGAGTTTGGTTTATATGGGGTATGATTTGCTTGTTGTGAGAAGGTGAGTTGTTATTTAATGGTTATGTTGAATCTCCTTACTGCTTCATGTATTCTATTTACTAACCATCCGAGGAAGTAGCATTCGGCTTCATCGTTATCTAAGTCGAGTCTTAGTCCGTTGTATTGGAATATTAGGTTTAAGAGGTGTTTAGCTTCATGGGCTATTATTCCTGGTGTTATTCTGTCTTTATGGAATAGTATTATCCATTTTGAGCTTCTGTCGTAGTATAGCGTAACAGCGTCATATTCTTCGATTTTGCTTACTTGGTATTTTTTCTTTACCTCTTCTATTTCTTCTTTTGAGAAAAATATGAAATGTGCTATCCCTCCGTATATTGGGATTTTATATTTTGCTTTATCCATTGATTGTTAGGTATTTAGTCTACTTTCTTCACCGTATAAACACTAAATTATCCGAATGTAGTCGTTTGTAGTCGTTTGTAGTCGGATAAATGTATTTTTGTGTTTTATATAAAAAGCCCCATTTGTTAGGTGAGGCTTTTTTGTTTAATTCACATTCACATCTTTCGGAGGAACTACTGTTTTAGGAGCGTTTGAGAACTCTAAGAAGTATTCTTCTCCAGGTGAAAAATAGTTTGCAGCACTTCCGCTTTTATCTATTCTAATCTGTAATTTACCACTTGCATGAAGGTCTGATAGAGATTTATTCTCTTTAGCACCATGAGTTACTACTTCTAACTCTACTACTTCTCCATGCTCAAATAAGCTTACTTGATTACATTTGAATTTTGTTTTGATCTTACTCATCTTTTTTTGATTTTAAGGGTTTATAATTGTTATTTATTTTTATATTCTTCTATTGTTATGCTAAGTCCTTTTCTGTATGCGTAATCCTCACAGAATATAGTATTGCTCTTGTTTTGTTCCATGTAATTTACAGCTTCAGCATATTCTAAGAAATCTTTTATCCTCGCCTTACGTTTAATAAGCTTTCCTATTAACCTATACTCTATCAAGTCATTCTTGTCATATCCAAGCTGAATCCATCCACCATAAGTTATTATTGCTTTTCTTTTTTTATAAAACAATACTCTTAATATTGATATTGGAAAACTTACAAAAAGACCAAAAGCTCTCCTGTAGAACCCAAAATCTCTATGCAGCATGTTGTGAAGCTTTATTAAAGTTAAAACAAAAAGCGTTAATGCTGATCCTGTTATTATTAACACTCCTAATACGAGTGAGACTAATTTTAATATTTCCATAATCTATAATTTGTTAAATAATTCAATAGGTGTAACACCTAAGTCTTTAGATATTCCACCGATAACAGCAGAAACATTATTTTCTGTAGACGCTCCGATATGCAGCATTATCATCTCGAAGAGGCCATTCTCTTGGCAGTCTGCTATAGATATCATATCGGTGCTTACATTGCAGTCTGTGATCTCTCTGGCCCATATATTACCATATAGCATATCATCTTCATTCATCGAATCCTCGATGTCTTTAAACTGCTTAAAGTCTATCTTTACAATGCATACCTGATCACCATATCGATTTATACATTTTGATTTCTCTGAAGGAGATATATGCTTCAGTGTGTTTTCTGATACTAAGTAGTATTCTTCTGTTTCTTCTGCTTTCATTGTTTGTTTATTTGGTTAATTACAAGCTAAATTTTTTCCTTCCATTAGGGAACATCTTTTTTCGCATTTCTTCATTTAAAAGATTATAGGCTAAATCACTATCACCTTTCAACTCCTTTACTTGTTCTTTTAACTTAGTGTTTTCTTGTTCTAACCTTATAACTTCATCAGCTAATATAACTTCATTATCTTCTAACCTCTCAACCTCTTTTTGTAGTTCTTTAATCTTATCTCTTGCTGATATTAAAGTGTTGTATGCTGTTGCGACTGAATAATGCCCAAATGTGCAAATTTCATCTATATCCTCTTGTATTATTTCTTTTATATCTTTACTCATTTTAGTTTAGTTTAGTTGTGTTTATTCGGTTGTTAGCAAACATTAAAACGATTTGCTAACACGGTATATAGTTAATTTTAGGCTAACATTATCGGTAAATTGAAGTTACCGTTATACTACCATTTTCGTATTTTTTAAACTTATCACTTTTTGAAGGTAAATGAGTATTTCCGTTTGCCAGCTTAACAAAACTTCCAACTATCGCACATCCATCGCGTTCTTCTCTAATCAATTTACCTTCAAAAAACTTCTGTGCTTCTTGGCTCATCCATCCTTCGTATTCAAATTCTTCTACTACTTTCATATTGTTTATTTTCGTTATTAAATCACCTAAAAACTAACCCTATACCTGTACGTTATAATTCATTTAACCTATCCTCCCAATAATCAATTAAGTAGTAGTATTTCATTCCATCATCAGCATTAAAACCGTAAGGGTTTGCTTCTGATTGAAGTTTCTCATACCTCGCTATCATTCTTTTAATAGCCTTTTTTCTTATTTCTTTATTTATCTTCATAATAAACGAATTATAACATTATCTATAAATGCATTAAAACGCATTATAGATTTACCGTTAGCAACTATTTTTTTCTTTCTAATGCTTTATCAATATCATCAAACATTTTTCTTGCTTCAGGAGTTAAAGTGTCTCTACTTATACAAGAACAGTTGCTAACATTAAATAAATTCCATATTTTTTCTACTGCTATATGAATGCTTTGTTTGTTATCCACAACTAATGTTTCTCTAATTGCTTTTTCTATTTCTTTTTTCATACGTTATTTATTTTAGTTCATTACAATATTATTATTAATGCAATTCTAAATCCTATTGCTGTAAATTATCGTAGTTAGCATTCCTTATATGATAAGCTTCTTTTCTGTCTTTGCTTGTTTTTGAGCTGTCACATATAGCTTCTAAGTCTCTTGCGTATTCAAAACGCTTGTAAGAAATCTTTCGAGATAGGACCACCTCCTTTACAAGGTAGTCCTCTTTTACATCTCTTATCTCTATATAGTAATTTGCAGCTAAAACAAGCCCTGCCGCTTCAAGTATTGATAACAATACCCATAAAATAACCCTACTCATTTGGAAGTGCTTTTTTTCTGTTTTCAATAACCTCACCGATAACATCTTTAGCGATCTCATCAAGAGTTTTTTCCTTCGTATATTCTCCGGCCATAAAATCAATAAAATTTAAATCCATACCAAGAGCTGATAGGATCATGATAGCCTCGTACATGTTTCTTATTCTGACAACAGGCTTTTGTCTGTTAGGGCAAAGCACAAGATATTCTGTATCATCTATTCTCGATATGTTATAACCATCCTTGCTATATATGTGAATAGAAGCCCCATCTTTATCCTGGTCAGCTATAAATTTAAACCCAAGATATTCAGGAATAAATAATTCAACTCTTAAATGTAGACCATCGTCTACATCTCTTCTGATCATCTGGTCTATCTTTTCGATTCCCATGTTAGCAACACCCATAACATGTTTTAACTCTTTTTCTGACTCTCTAAGTGCTTTTAATGCGTCAGCTTCAGATGCTGTAATAGCATTTTTAACAGATACTCTTCTGCTTTTAGGGTAAATCTTTAATGATTTAGAATTTTTAAATTCAAATTTTATTAATGTCATATCTTCTGTTTTTTAAAATTATTTAAGCAAATATAGATTATTTTATCTTAAAAACAATCTTTTTAGTGATTTTTTTATTAATACGGTAAAAAATGGGAACTACTATCTTTAAATATTCTTTAAGCTATAGTTATTATTATAGTTAATAGAGATGGCATCCGAAATTCGAGTGAACATTTTCATGTTTTTACAGAATTTATTTACAGGAGCCAAACCTTGAGATCTCAAAACCGACATTCGCTGTATTGCTCCATAAGAGATATCCTTGCTTCTGTATCGACTTTGTGCTGAAATAAGGTTAAGGGATATCATTTGACTTTTAAGTCTATTAGCAGTACTTAAACTAACATTTAGGACTCTTGAGAATCCATAAGAAGATAAAGAAGTTGTTTTCTGTTCACTTACAAAACCCATGCGATGTGACTTGCGTAGGCTTCTGAGACGAGCTTTTTCCTTTTTGCTAATAGGTTTCCTCTTTACATGAGGACCCTTTTCAGCATCATCAGATTCGCTGACCCTGCTATTAATTAAGTAACGGACGTACTTTTCCTTCAGATTTATGCAGTTTTGCTGCTTTTTGATATTCCACTCTATAAGCTTAGATGATAGCTTTGTTATAATATTCTTAATACTATCATCACTGCTTGTTAATATTTTACACTTGAAAGTTCTTTTTTTAAGGTCTAAATCATATAAACCATACATTTCATTCTTTGAAATAAAGATATAATCCCCATCAATTTCTTTTACCCATCCCAATTCCCTCATTTTTCCGATTTGGATTCGGACATTCTTTTCAGATACTCCAGTAATACGAGAAAGCTTTGCTTTATTACCATTATGTAGTCGTGAAGAACTAAACACGTACTTAAACTTTAGAAAATAAGCATAAGTGCGAATAAGATTTCGATCTGATAAGTAGTTAATGATGTGGTAGTTTGAATGTACTGAGTAGGTCATATACTTGATTTAAAAAAAGTGTGTTGTTTAAAAGGCATTAATGAAATCAAGCAAACACGAATACCTTTTAAACAACGAGAAACCCATGACAATCTCTCTTTTACGATGACAAATATAATAAACTTTTTTATATAACAAATTTTTTTTCATATATTTGAATCCTGTAATTTACATTAACTTAAAAAATAAAAAAAATGAGTGCACTTGCAAAACCAATGGTACATAGCACAAGAGCTATAGGTACTGTACAGCCAATTAATGCTGAATCTATTATTAACTTCAACAAGCTTGATATTCCACCAAGAGCTAACGCTACAGCTACGAGATATGAAATAACTATCACATACGCCGCAGGAACTGCTCCTAAAGATTTAAAGTGGGTATACGCTAATGAATCAGATAGAAACACTGATTTTGATGCTTTAGTTGCATTGATTTCTACTGTTATCCCTTAGTAGATAAAAAAATCTTAAAAATTATAAAAGCCTTGAATTTATCAAGGCTTTTTTTATTGAAAAACTTTTTGTAGATTTGCTGAGTAAGTCTGTTTATTGGCAGAATGTATACACGAGGGTTCGAACCCCTCCATCTCCACGCCAGCAAAGGATGCCTCTCAATGAAGCACACTTCTTTTGCATTTTTTAAACAAACGGGGATGACTTGGATTTGATAGCAGGATGACGGTAAACAAAGCGAAAGCATGAAAGTGACTTATGTTCCGTAAAAGGAAAAGTAATTAATTTATTCAGAGAAATTCTTGCTCCAGCTCCGGTTGGTTTAGCAGCTTAGTCTCGATAAGGAGAATGCGAAGTATAGTAACATTCTCCTTATTTAAAAAGTAAAAAAATAACTTAAAATAAAAAAAAATGAAATTAGAACAGTTAGCAGCATCTATAGAAGATGCAAGAAAAGAAGTTGCAAGAGTAAACTTGCTTTCAAAAAAAGCCTCAACATTAAATAAAGAAGATTTACCAGAAGGATTTAATGATGAATTAGAAAAATCTATTAATGGACTGTCTAAAATGCTTATCTCTCTTTATAAAGAGATAGAATACAAGGTTCAGTATGTTAAATATAACGAAAAGGACGGAAACACATTCTATAGAGGAGATCTTTCTATAAAAGAAAACGAAAACTATGATACATCAATATCAAGAATGGTTGGCTCATTAAATAGCGTCTATGCATTATTGTCTAAATTCAATAATGAAGAAAATAAACGTGAGTACCAAAGAATAGTTACAAAATCATTATCTTTTATAGAGCTTAAAAAATCTTACTTTACAGCTCACACAGTAGCTATAGAATCTTTAAACAAAGCTATAAGCATGCTTACTGAAACGACTACTAAAGTAGAAACTAAAGCAGAAGCTGAAGTAGAAGAAGCTGCTAAAGTAGAAGCTGAAGTAGAAGCTAAAGTAGAAGCTACTAAAGAAGAAGAAAAATAGTTTTTTGTTGCCATTAAAAACTATAAAGGCCCTATAGGTGAAAGCATAGGGCCTTTTAAAAATAAACAAATGAGTAATAATCAGAAGATAAAAAATGAAATAGTAAGAGAGAATAGATTAGAATTTTTATTCGAACTATATCAAACAGGAGTCGAAATATCTAAAGAAGATATTGACTTACTGAAAAAAAATGGCTACATAAGTCAGCCAAAAATAAAACAGATACAAAAAGAAAAGGTATCTATCATATCTGACCCAAGAATAAAGAGTGACAACGCTATAAATGCAGACAAGCATATAAAAATTGTCGATGAATCAGAATTAAAATCAGATAAAGATAAGCATGTAGTAATAAAATCTGCAGAAGGTTTTAAAAAGATAACAGAAGGAACATCTTATAGGTTTGACGGAAGTATAGATATCGAGAAAGAAGACTGGATGCCAACATCTACAGTTTACCACGAAAGAGATTTTATTGATTGGATTGACAGTATAAATACTGGGTTCCAGAAAAAAACAAACTATAAAAAGTTTATGCTTTACGTTCAGCAAGCTGAACAGTGGTATTCTGAAAACAAATCTGTAAATGATTTTGCAACAATAGACGAAAAAAAGACTTTCTGCTTGAGAGAAATGAAGAGGAGTAAAGAAAATACATTGTATTTCTTAAATAAATACCTCGTACTTAAAGAGGGTGATATGTCATCAGGAGCAAGAACTTATGATGCAAAACCTGTACATGAAGTTATATGTTATCTTTTTGACTGTGGTTACTCAATGATGATTGGTAAACCAAGACAGATAGCAGCAACGTCTACTCTCGGTGGATGTGCTTTAAAAAAGATTCTATTATACCCTAATTTCTTCCTGAAATTTATAACACAAGATAAAGATACCGGTATAGAGATTTTTGAAGATAAAATTAAATACCCTTTTAGTGAGCTTCCGGAATGGTTAAAACCATCAGTAAGTAACGACAGAGATAATCTGTTTAGACTAAGCGAGAAAGGTAAAAAAGGTGATAAAAGAGGGTTAAACTCAAAGCTTCAGGTAGTAGCACCATCTGTGTCAGCTATTAATGGTGGTTCACCACAACTTGTAATGATAGATGAGGCTGGTTATATTGGAATATTAGGTAAAATGATGCGTGAAGCAAGACCTACTATGTTCTGGCAGAATCCTGACACAAAAAAGATAGAAATTAAACGTCAAATTATAGCATGGGGAACAGGTGGAGAGATGGATAAGGCAGGTAAGGCTTACGAGCTTGAATTTATGGCTGCCATGAAAAAATGGGCCGATAGAGAATTTGAAAGTGCAATAATACCTATATTTTTCGACTGGACAACAAGACCAGGTATAACTAAAGAGTTCTACGACAAAGAAAAGGCTGTATATAATGTTGAAGGCCCAGACAGAGAGGAGAAAATGGTTCAATTTAGACAGACATACCCTTCAATAATAGAGGACATGTTCTTGACATCAGCAAAAACTCTTGTTTCTATAGACTATATAAACAGGTCTCTCGAAAGAATAAGAGATGTACCTGCTGTAACAAAACCACAGAAAGGTTATTTTGAACCAGTGTTTGACACTTCGGTTCAGGCAGGTGAAAATGATGATGTACCATTTAAAATAGTTGGAGCTACATTTGTACCCACTGCTGATGATGACCCAAGAGCTTCATGTACTATATTTATGCATCCAAAAAGAAATTGGGTAAATAGATATTATAGCGGAGTCGATCCTATTGCATCAGATAATGGTTATTCTAATATGTCAGCATCAATTTTTGACGCACACTTTAAAACAGTGTCTGCAATAGTGAATTATAGAGATAGTAATCATAAGTACACATTCCTTCAAACAATGCTTCTTGGACTTTACTATGGAGCTTCAGAAGGTAAAAAAGAAAGAGTTAAAGAATTAGTAGAATCAAATATAGGTATGGCTTATATTGATTATGTAGATACAAAGGGGTTTTACGACAGTCTTGTTTATAGAACTGAATTACCACCATACATGCAAGGAGGGTCTAATACAGAAGGAATAGACAATAGAGGTGCGAGAACAAGATTTATAATAAATAAGATGTTTGAATTTATCCAAGCATACGGAGATAATATATGGATAGACACATTCTTTCTTCAGCTTAGAACTTTTATATGTACAGTATCAGAAAAAGGTAACGAAACTTGGGGGACAGCAGATAAAAGGAAATTTCATGATGACGTTTTATTTTCAGTTGTTTTTTCTTACATTTGTAGCTTATCCTATGAACACTTAACTCCTTATGAGATAAAATCAGAGGATGATAAGTATGTTATAAAGTACGAATTATATAGGGATTCAGGCGGAAATCTTAACAGAAGACCAATAAAACAAAAAAGATATTAATGAGTGATAATGTAGAATATGTAAAAAGACTTTCAATGTTTTATCCGGAAACAAAGAAAGGTATTTTATTAGATTATCCAGAATTGGCAAAGAGAGATGCTTTTAGAAACCTATCAAGGTCAGAAGCCTTGTTTGTATGGTATTATGCTTGTAAAGCAAGTCCGTTTAAATACGAAGAAGATGATAAGCAGAAAATAGAACTGTCTCTTGAGCAATCTTTCGGAAAAAAAGCTGACACTGTAAGAAATACATACATAGCAGGAAATTTTTCTGAAAAAGTAAAAACAGCTATAGCTGAAATGAGAACTTTTGAAATTGGACCAAGAATAAGATCTAAAATGATGATTGAAAAAATCATGTCAAATTACGAGAAGCTTGTAGATGTTAATTTAAGTATGGATTTTTTGAATAAAGACGGAGAAACAGACTGGACAAAGAAGAAAGCATATATAGATTCATGTTCAACAATATCAAAAACATTACCAGCTCTAATATCACAATCTGAAGGAGGATTTGGAATATCTGAAAAAGAAGATGCAGACATATTAGAAATTAGCTCATCAGAGTTAATTGAATCATTTCACAAACAACAGTAATAATTATGTTTTACTTTCTTACAGAAGCGACAACAAAACCAAATAGACTTGAAACTAAAGATAAAGACAAGTCTTACCACCTTCAATACGCAAAATTTGTAGCTGCAGACTCATCAACATCCTCACATGCTGATTTCATTGCAAAAACAAAAATAAACAAGAATTTCTATAAGGGAAATCAGTGGATTAAAGATGAAGATTTAGAAGCGTTCTTAAAAGATAGCACAAGCCAAGCAAGGAATAGAATTAAAGTAGTACACAACCTAATACGCCCAATGATTGAGCAGTACAGAGGTAATGCTATAAGGCTGACTATAAACGCAAGTGCTAAAAGTGTTTCTAAGAAAGCCATAAACAGAAGAGAGGAGTCTCTTGGTAAGAAATTACTAAAAACAAGGATTGCTAATGAATTTCCTGCATTAGGAAGAATACTTAGAGATTCTGACAAATCTATAGGTGAAACAGAAGGTGAAACAAGACAAATCCATGAAAACTTATACGTAGATTCATACGTAAAGACTATAAATAGACTTATACAGTATGTAAAGAACCTAAATAATCTTGAGGAAATGCAAGTGATGGCATCTCAGAATTTAGGTCTTTCTGGTCTTTGTGTGGTAGAGGCATTTGAACATTCTGGACATCAAAGATATGAGGTTCTTCAATCTGAGGACTTCTTTTTTGACAGATCTGCAAAAAGATATGATCTTACAGATGCTGACTATATGGGTAAATTCGTAGGAATGCTTCCTACAGATATATATGAAACATATCAAAATATAGAGGATGAAGAAAGAAAAGCAATAGAAAAATATGTCTCTGATAATCAACAATCACAAAACAATGCAGTTTTTAGCGATGAAAATTCTAATCAAAATATTGGAACTACTAAAATTCCTGTTTGTCATGCCTACTGGAGGGATGAAGAGAAAAAAACAGCAGGATATGTTATGGATGAATATGGATATCCATACCTTATTTATTTAGGCGAAACAGAAAACCCATTGACAGGAGAACCATATACCGAAGAAGACCTAATCGAACCACCTAAAACACCTAAAAATGATAAGTTGTTTAATGGTTCAAAGAAAAGATCAATGTATATCGATGTTCTTAGATTTTGTAAATTCATACCCTATGAAGCTATAGGAGTATCAAAAGAAAAAGCTAAATCAGGAGAAGTTGTATCTGATATTGTTCTTGATTTTGGATTACATCCTTACCAGGAAACAGATTGGGATGACTTGTCAAATGTAAAATATCCTTTCAAGTGTTATACTTGGGGTTATGTTGATGGAGAAATAATGAGCCCTGTAGATGACGCTATAAATCCTCAGAGATTTATAAACAGAATACTATCTGTTGCGGAATCACAAATAAACAATTCAGGAGGGACAAATGTTGTTGTAGATAAAGACTCTATCGATGCACAAGGAGGGGAAGATGCTCTGTATAGAGATGTTGACCAAGGAAAACCTATAACAATAAGAACAAAAGGTAGGGGTGTGCCTAACTCACTTGGAGTATATGATGCCACACCTAAACAAGGCACTTACGCTTTGTTCAATATCATCCCAATTATGGAAGGTATCATCCAAAAAGATACTGGAGTAAATGAAGGGTTAAAAGGTGAGAGTACAGGTTCAGACCAACTTGTAGGTGTTACGCAAATGCTTATACAAAGAGGTTCTTTAATGCAAGAGCCATTCTATAACGCATTATCTCAAACTTTCTTGCAAGTACACCAGCATACAGCTACCGTAGGAAAAAGAATGTATATAGATAATGAGAGAGAGTTAGCTATAGCTGTGGGTGATGACGGTGTTGAAGTTCTTGAGCTATCAAAAGATATGAAAGGTGAAGACTTTAGAGTTTTCGTTACAAGAGAGAATGCTCAAGACATGTTATTTGCACAAGGAGATCAAATGCTTAACGTGTTCCTTCAGACAGGAATGATAGATGATACAATTTATTCAGACCTATATACAAGGTCAACTCCTTCTGATGTAGCTATGGCATTAAGAGAGTACGCAGGCAAGAAACTTGAGCTAAAAAGACAGGAGGCTAAAGAAAATAAAGTAAGAGCTGAACAGGAACAACAACTTTTAGCTCAGCAAGAGGCAAAGAACGAGAAAATATTACAGGATCAAAAAAATGAGAGAACCATAGATAAAATGGAGGACCACTCAAACAAGATGGAACAAATAGCATTAAAAGAATCATTATCCACTGCAAATAAGAATTTTAATTAATAATTATGAATATTATTAAATTTTTATTTATATTTGCCAAAAGAGTTTTATTATGACAGAAGAAAACAACGCACCAGAAGAGCATTTAGAATCAGGTATGTCTGAAGCTGCTCAGTCAGCATTAGAAGCATTATCAGGATTATCAGGTGCACAAGAATTAGAGAGAGGTCTATCTGAATTGGGAGATGAAACAAATAAAAATGAAGTTGTTGAACCAATCAAAGAAGAAACAATAAAAGACCCAGAAAATATTGAGCAAATAGCAGCAGAAACGCTCAACAGTAAGGAAAATAAAGAAGATAATATAGAGGAACAGCCTTTAGACGAATCGAATAAAGAAGAACCGAATGAAGATGACTTATTTATTGAAAGCCCTATTTACGGAGGAAAGCAAGGGGTAAACAAAAAGAAAGATGCGGAAAGTGAAGACTTTACTGCGGATTTAAAAGATACAGAAGCTTTAAGTAAGGTTATAAGTGAAAAAACAGGATATAACAACTTAAACGAACTGATTGAAAGTTCTTTGAAATTTAAAGAGGTAGAAACTCAGATACAGGAAGTGTCTAAGGAAAATGAAAACTACAAGAAAGTTTTCGAATCAATTCCTTCTGAGTTATACCAAAGTATAGACTTATTCTTAAAAGGTCAAGATTGGAAAACACCAATAATTAGTAAACCTAATTTAGATTTTTCAAAAAATATTGACACTATTGATGAAAAGAGCCTTGTAGATAATTATTTGCCAGGTCAGTTTTCTCAAGAAGAATGGGAGGACTATGGTTCTGAAGATGCAGACCCAGGGATTAAGAAAGCGATTAATTTAGCGATAAGTACTGCTAAATCTAAATTTGAAGCTGATAAAAAAGACTTGGATTCATTTAGAACTAACCAAGTTGAGTTGGCAAATGAAAGATCTCAAAAGATTAATAGTTCTGTAGAAAAGTCTATAGAGTATTTAAAGAAAAACATTGAAGGTATTGATGATGGCTATATAGCACAAGCTAAGGCTAATCTAAACATACAAAAAATCAATGAAATGCTATTTAATGAAGATGGCACATTCAAGGAAGATGCAGCGTTAAAACTTAGTTACGCAGAACATGGTCACGACATCATGAAGCAATACAAGAATATAATTCAGCATAAAGCCGAAACGAATGAAAGGCAAGCTATATTAGAAAGAACTCCTAATAAGCCTAAGCAAAACAAAAAATCGAGTTCAACAAGAGAAGAAGCAAGACCAGAAGTATTAAGAGTAATAGATGATTTAACTAAAGATTTAGGACAAAGTAAAGTTTATTAATTAAAAAAAAGTTAAATTTAAAATAAAAAAAATATCATGAGTGAAACTACTTATACACCTGGCGTTGGTAATGCTCCTTTCGGGAACTTACAAACAAACCCTGAAGGGTCGCAGTATGCTGTTGAATCAGCATTTTCGCCTGCGGAATCAATTTTAATTCAGAAAGCAGTACGAAGAGAAATCTTTGATGCGGCTCCTGCTCAATATAATGCTCTAAAGCTTCTTAACATGAAGCCTTATTTAGAGAAAACTCTTGACGAGTTTGAATACCTTGAAACTACTTTTGGTAGAAGCCCTATTGAGGCTACTGCTATTGTTGCAGCTCAAGCTGCTGTAGCTGGGGCTTCTCAGACACAAACTATCCCATTAACAGCAGCTTCAATGGCTCACGTTACTGAGGACTTAATTGTTATCTATCCAGATAATAGTAAAGGTGTTATTACACAAGTTGGTGCTGGTAATCAAATTATTGTAACATCTCAAACAAGTGATGGCTTACCTGCTGTTGCGGTTGGTGATGTTTTTGCTTTCCAATCTACTATCGAGTCTGATGGTATGGATTATTTCGCTAACTACGGAAGAATGGAAACAATCACAAGATACAACTATATCCAGTTCTTCTTAAGAGCTCAGAGATGGGATAGAGTTGAGATGCAGAAATACATCAATGCTGGAACTACTGATTATCTTGCGAAAGATAAAAAGTTAAAGTTAAATCAATTAAGAGTTGATTTCTTTAACTCATACTTCAATGGTCAAAGAGGTGAGTTCCCGTTATCTGGAAATAGAGTTGCAAAAGCAATGGGTGGTATATATCCTACAATGGTTGCTGCAGGTTCTGCAAGTGCAAACCCTACGGTAGCTGGATTACAAGCTGCTTTTGAAGCTTTAGCTTTCCAAACAAACTTTAAAGTTGAGGGTGCTACTCGTTTCATTTACGGAACAGCAGAGATCCTTAATGAGTTTTCTAAAATTTACAAGCAACCAGGCTTAAGATATAGTCCTTCTGATGAAGTTGCAAACTTGAATTTATCAAGAATTGAGTTTGGAGGAATGAACTTTGTATTGGTTCCTTGTGAATTATTTAGAGAGCCTTCTTGTTTTCCTGACGAATGGAGAAGAAAAGTGTTGGTGTTAGACCAAGAATCTATCTCTCCTGTTAAAATGAAAGGAATACCTGCAGTTGAAATGGGTTCTACTCTAAACAGAGGCAGTAAAGGATCAAGAGAAAACTACACAGACTGGTGGGTAAGTGGAAACTTGAGCTTAGAGTTCAACAATCCTCCTGGATCATTCTGGATGGACATCCAATAGAATTAAATAAATAATAATGGGGCTGAGCAAGTAAAGGTTCAGCCCCTTTTTTTAACACATAAAAATAAAATAAGATGAGTATTGAAATAGAAGAAGTGAACGAAAACTCAGGTAAGGATCAGACTGCAGAATTAGTTTTGCAAATGAAAAAAGAACTTGAGGAATTAAAAAAAGAGAAACAATCGCCTGCAAGTGGTAGTACAGATGCACTTTCGTTAATGAAAGAGCTTGTAGCTGGACTAAAAGAGAAGCCAGATTCAGAGAAGTATGGTGGAGAAGGCACTTACACTAAAATTGAAGATATAGACCCTGAAGATTACCTTGAAGAAGGTTATTCATTCTTTTGTCATCAAGTTGGTTATGTTATTGTTGACGATACAAGACAAGGGATGGCAGTACAAACGCCATTTAAAAACGTCATTAGATTTGTGTACCAAGCAACAAGAAAAACAGGAACTGGAAATGAAACAAAACTTCACAACTTGTCATCATACACAAGTTATAGTAAGAAAGAAGTTGAATGGTTGAAAAAGCATAGAGCTTTTGGTTCTATATTCTTTGTTAGTCACATGGATGCATTAAATGCAGACTCAAGAAAAGCTGCAAAATTAGCAAGAGTAATGTCTGTTTTGAATAGCTCTGATGTTCATAGGATAATTCAAATTGCTAAGCAAAATAATATAGAGCCTTCTCAGGATATTAATATGCTTAGATTATCAATAGCAAACAAGCAGGTTGATGAAGAAATGGCTAAGGAAGATCAAGCAAATCAAATAAGACTTAAAGAATCTATAATAGAACAAGATTTATTAACCCAAAAAAAATAAAATGAAATGATAAATGCTCAAACAGTAGTAGACAGAATGAAAAGCGTTCTTGACGCTGAAGGGTCTGAAAGGTATTTGTTTGACCAGGATTTTAAACCTGCTATAAATTCATCAATAGATTGGCTTGTAGCGGTTTTTAATGCAGCATTTTCAGATAATAAGTTATCCGAGGAAGATTTAAGAGAGCTTGTCAAAACTACAATTTGGCAAGCTAACTCTTTCTCAAGAATACATTTTAACACTACCGCTCTTGGTTATGATATTTGGACAATATTAGGTATTTTCCCAAAACCAACAGTAACACCAACAACAACACCTCCTGTTTTACCTTCGCCAGAAACATCTGTTTTTAGGGGTGATTTATCTTATGTTGATAGCTACTATTCAGCAAAAAGACTAACTATTGAAGAGTGGAATGAAAACAGAAAAAATGTTTTTGCTGCAGGAAATGAAATTTTAAGCAATCAATTAGAAAGTTATGCGTATCTTGGTCATGGAAATTACGGTTCGTCAAACTATAATGCTGGAGGAGAAGAAATACAGATAAGGCCTAATGTTCCTGGTGAATTTGTTGCGGTAACACTACTTAAAAATCCTAACAAGATTATTAATATTAGTGATAATATCGAGTTCCCTGAAACAATTTTTGATTTATTATTTCAAAAAGCCTTAAATTTTATCTCTTATAAACAAGGTGATAATACTAATTTATTTTCAGTTACAGCTCAAGACGTATCAACATTAGTAAAATTAATGGTTTAATATGGGAACTCTTTTAAGGCATATAGTTGATGATATATTAGTTGATTTAGGTCAAATAGTTGATGATAAAAAGGTTCAAAAGTCTCAGGTAGCCTTTTGGGTTATCCTTGTAGGGAATAGGCTTAAATCACAACATATAGGGAAGAGAGATTCAGGTGCTTTTCTTTCCACTTTTGATGAAATTCCTGTTCAGATAAGGAATATCAGTAAAAATCCAAACGAAATAAAGAATAGAAAGTTCTTTTTCTTGCCAAAAACAATCTACGATTACGATAAGGATGGCGGTATAGAATATATTTCATACAGTATTGATTGTGCACCTCCAGGATGTCCTCCTGCTTTTACAAATGTAACATTCAGTAGAACTACACCTGGAAAATCAAGAAGACTTTATTTTTCTAAATATGAAACACCAAGTCCTTCAAATCCATATTTTTATAGAGTTGGAGATTATATTTACTTATTAGGTATAGAGTGTGTTGAAATTAATAATGTGGAGGTTGGAATATACTCTACATTAGACCCTGTAACTGAAATAGATTTAGATGCTCCATTTGATTTCCCTGAAGAGTTAATGATAATACTAAAGAGACAGGTTCTTGATCTTGGTAGATGGGCTTTACTAATGCCTAACGAAAGATTAAATGATGGTAATGACGATGTTAATAATCAACAAAAGTCAATACCAACAAATAAATTAGTAAGTGTTAATGAATTAAGTGAAGACCAAACAACAAATAAATAATGAATATATCTCAACATAGCAGCGTTTCACCAAAAGAAATTTTAGCAGATGTATTAAAATTTGTTGGTGATGAATCATTCAAAGATAACTCAGAAGGTTACTATATGTCTCTTATTCAGCAAGCACTTCAAGAGCTTGCTTTTGACACTTTCTTTGACGAAAAAACAGAAACATTTCCTGTACCAAAAAACTTATGCTTAGAAATGCCTTTAGGTATGTTTAATATAAGACAAATGTATTTGTTTAGTGGTCCTGTATGTGATATATCGAATGCTGTAAATGTCTACTGGAAAAGAAACTACTTTACAAGAGGTAATGGGTATTTAGCAAGAGATAGATGGAAAAATACGGATCCATTTTATGATAGCAGAACTTTGTTAGGTTCAAATGGAATGCCAGATAACTCATTAAGAAGAGCTAATGTAAATTCATCTTTAAATAATTTGTACTATTATAATATTCAGAATGGATTAATAATGCTTAGTTCAAATTGTCCTTCTTTTGAAAATGTAGCTATAGTTTATAATGGAACAGGAGGAAACATAGGAGATACTCCGTTTATACCAATGCTTTATAGGGAAGCCATAAAGTCATGGGTGTTAGACTCTGCTCTTAAAGTTAAAATGGCTATGTCTGAAGGGGCAGAATTTAACAAGTGGCAAACACTGTATTCTATGAATAATTCAGAGTTAAGAAGACCTTACACAGGGCTTTGGGCTGAAGCTGAGTTAAGAGCTAAATCGATGGACTCGAAAGCGAGAGAAGATATGAAAGAATATTTAGGTAGATTAGATTATTAAAAAATGAAACAAGAAAACCACCCAAAAGAAGTACGCTCTAATGATAGAGGTGCGAATCAAGATGTAGATAAAGAAATTCTTGGAGCAAGCTCTAAGAGTGGCGAGTATCTTGATGGGCGTAATTTAAGAGTTTCTTCAATAAAAAGCGAGAGAGCTGCTGCAGAAAAGATAAAAGGAGAGCAATTAGTACATTCCAATGTAGCTACAGGAATATATGAATGCATAGGGACAGCATCTGTAAATAATAAGAAATTTGAGGTTTGGGTTGAAAAAACAGGTGTTGAGGATCCTATTATTACTATTGACGGAGTAATAGTTTCAAAGTCTGACAAATTACCATTTTTAGTTGATTTCCCTTTACAAATAGATAAAAATGAAAGTTGTGTTGGTGGTGAAGTTTTTATAACAGACAACAACACACCTCCATTGATTTATAATATTCAAGACATGATTGATTCGTTGGTTACGAATCCTGATAAATATTTTTCAAACTATAATCCTTCATTATACACTGTAAATTTAGATAACCCTTTAAATATACCGGTATTTGATAGTCTTGTTAATGTTGGTGGTAGTAATGGACTACCAATAGGCTCATACGTTTATTCTTTAAGATATGTAACTGTTGACGGAGATAGAACAAACTGGACTCCTTCCACGCCTCCTATTCCTGTTGTGGAAAACCTTGATTTATCAGGAAATGTATATCCTGGCTCGATGACTATTGGTGGTGACTCTAATGTTCTATCAGGATCTAACTATGGTATAAAGTTAAAATTTAGAGTAAACAATTCTTCTAATTTTGACTTCTTAGAAATAAGAAGGCAATCTTATAATCAAGAGCTTTCAAACGTAATAACTCCAGATTCTTTTATTATTGCTAAAATAGATATATCGGATGGAGAGATATCTGTAAGAGAATTTATAGACCCTGTAGATTCAAATGTTGACGATGCAATAACTGAGGAGGATGAAATAAATGATTTAGCTATAATAAATAGAGCTAAAGCAATAAGATATCATGATAAAAGACTTGTTTTAATGAATGTTGGTTTCGAATCAAGAAATATTGATAACATAACTTTCGAAAAAATAGGTACAGAAAACGCTATCCCTGTTGTTAAAAAACTATTTAAATCAGGATTTAAAGACCCTTATAATCACGCATATAATAAAAGATATATTGGTGGAGAAAGATATGGGTTTGCAGTTACTGTATTTGGGTCTGGTGCTGATACAAGTTTTTCAAAAGCTATACCTGGATTTAAGAATTATGAATTTCCAAACAGAAGAGACCCACTTTCTACTGATTCAAAAACATATTCTTACTTAGGTGCCCCAACTACAGCAACAGTTACAGGTTCTGTAGACCAAACATTCGAGGTTTTTGATAATGAGAATGCAACAAGAAAAACAGACCTATGTGCATTTAAAAATATAATTATACAGGGTAATAAGACCCTTTCTGCAGTTACACTACCATTCTGCCCTCTACCTCCTATATTTGGGTCTCAGGTTCAATGTAATGAGCTTGGGTATTTGCCTATGCGTCCAGTATCAAAATCTGATACAGACTTAAGAGGGCAGGAGTACAGAATAAATATAGGTGCTTATCGTAGTGGTGCTTTTGACAATTATGACCCACTTGCTTACGCACCAAATTACTATACTATGGGGCTTGCTGTCGGTGGTGTTAAAAATCTACCAACATGGTCTAAAGGTTTTTCAGTAGTAAGAACAGATCCTGCAAAAAGAGTTCTTGCTCAAGGTATAGGTGTTTATTCATTAACTCCTGGAGCAATAACACCGGTTGTTGGAGGTTTAGGTATAACAACAGCACTACCGACAAAAGCTAAGAATAAGTTTTGGTTTTATACTGGAGATTTAGCTTTTCAAGATTCTTCATTAATAAATGACATAGTTGCAAATCCAGAAGATTATAGTGTTCAGCTTGTATCTCCATTAGGGTTCTTTTCTAATGTGTATAGCTTTGAAAAAGGATTAACAGACGACAGGAGCTTGGATATGATAACCTATGCAAGGGTGCTTCATGATGAGGGGCAGATTAATTGTGGTGAGTGGGCCGGCATGGGAGTTCCTTCTGGAGGTAAAAATTATGTTGCACATAATAAATATAGAAATGCAGACCCTGCTTCAGGTGGTGTTTTTGGTGGTAACGGAAACAAAGAGATAAAGTTAAAATCAGCACTAATAAGAGGAGAGGGAAGAAGTAGCGTTATAGATTTAGAGCTTGATGAGGATGTTTATATTAGAGATACGGCAATTACAAAAGATTTTGATGATCCAAATACAAGACAGTGGCATGAACCATTTTATATTATAAATATAATAAACACAGGTGCTGAAATAAGAGATAAAAATGTAGAAAATTATAAATCTACAGGTCATTTTCAAAAAATAGAGAGCATAATAGGTATTGGAGATTCAACTCCAGACCAATCATTTGAACTTGTTGATGAGAGATGGGAAGATTGTATTCCTGATTTGTCGCCATCAGGATCTTTTGCTGGATTCTTTTCTTATGTTTATATGGTTGACTCTTTAGGTGTTTCTAAAACATGGATGAATGTAACCTATAAAACACCTTTGGAAATAACAAATATAACTAATGATATTATTTCAAATGGATTTTATGTTCCAGAACCAGGAGTTCAAGTTGTCGGATTATACACTCATACAAATACAAATAATAGGAATTTCACATTAGAATTTAATGTGCCTTCTTATTATCCGACAGCAGATGATTTTATAACTGTAAGATATGATGATAGAAGACCTATTCAGGTTTTTGGAGGCGATAGTGTTGTTGCTGAGAATGTTTTCTGTCCAATAGATAGAACTACAGATGATCCTGATGATTTCAATCCTGCAAATCAATTCATATTAAATACAGGTTTCCCATTCGATAGATACAATACAAACCCAAGATATTATGAGCCTGTAAATAAATTAGACTTTTCTTCAGGATTTAATGGTGTTGGTCAAGATTCATCAATGAGGCTAAGCTACATAAGACAGTTGCTTATTATGTTTGCAGGAGAGACAAGGCTCGCTGTTAATTATGCTAAAAACTCAAATCAAAACCCAGATAATCAATCATACCCAACGATAAACTACGTAATGAGGCCTCATAGGTACCCACCTACAACAGTATATCCAGAATATTTTGAAGATTATGGCATTGGAGAGTCTTCAATATTCAATTATGGTGGTTTTAGGTTCAAGCAAAATATGAATATTGATTATTCTTACGATGGTCCTATTCAATATTTTAGTAAGCCTGAATTTGGGTTTACTGAAAATAATGATTTTTGTACTGCAGTTGTGTGGAGCTTACCAAGAGCTGTAAATGTGCAAGATTCTCCTGGATTAAAAACATTCACAAGTACAAATAGGATAGACATTGCTGATGACCAAGGAGCTATAAAAAAGGCTTGGGACGCTACAACTGGAGGTAAAGGTGAAAATCTATATGCTATAACAAATAAAGGAGTATGCTTATTGCTTACTAAAAAAGCTATACTTTCAAATATAGATGCAAATGACTTAACCACAACAAATGTAGATGAGTTTATTTCAGGAGAGTATTGGTTGAGTAAGAATATTGGTTCTACAGATGAGATGTGGAGAGGTATGGGTGAAGGAACTATAAGTATGCCTACAGAAACAGGGTCTGTCGAAGTTGAAGTTTTATACTTCCCAAATAGGCAATCTGTATATTCACTATCTGACAATCAAATAAAAGATATTGGTAGAAATAAATATCTAAGCAGATTGAGTCCATTTTTAAAAGGATTAGCTCCTGGCTACGGAGGTAAGCTTTCTGGATTTATAAATCCAAACAATAATGAATACTGGATTGATATAGAGGATTCAAACAATAAATCAAGAGAGCTTTTTGTTTATGGCTCTGAGAATGCCTTATGGGAAGGGTCTTTTGATTATAGATTTGACAAGTATTACATGTCTGAAAATAAAATTTTCGGAGCAAGAGATCTTCAGACTTTTGAGCTTGACAAGGGTTATGTAATAAATAATGCAAATATAATTTATGAATTAACGACAGCTTTTTCTCCAGGTAATATATCTCTTGAAAAGGAGTTTATAAGAATTGGAGTTCAATCAGGAGTTAGAGGGGAGATGAAACCAACATCAATAGAGTTTTATGATCAAGACATGACTTTATTATGCTCTCTTAGTCAGTTTACACAAGGAACACTATTCTTAAAGCAATACGATGGATGGGAGCAATTCATAGGAAGAAAAGATGCTATTGTATCACCTAATAGAGATAGAGTTCAAGAAAGATGCTTAATAGTAAGAGTTGTACATAACAAACCAGAAGATTTTAAGGTTGTAACAACAACTATACAATATAAGATTATTAAGTAATAAAAAAAATAGTTATATTTGCTAATCTAACAGAATAAATTATGGCTTTAGAATCACAAATAGGATCATTAGCAGGAACAGGCATAGGAATGGCTGTAGGCGGTCCATTAGGAGCTCAGCTTGGAGCTGGACTTGGAGGTATAGCTGGTGGATTAATAGGGAAAGCAAGACAGAGTGAGCCTGAAGTTCCAATGGCAGACCCTGCTCAAGTGGCAAGAATGAAAGAGATTCAGCAAACAAGAGATCAAATATCACAAGGTAGAGACCCTTTAACTCAGATGAACATATCTGAAATAAAGAAAACAGGAGAAACAACAAAAGGACAGCTTGGTAAATTCACTGGTGGTGATGTTGGTGCAACACTTTCTGGATTCTTAAGAGCACAAAGGAATACAGGCAAAAATATAAACAGTGCTTTTGCTCAATCTCAACAAAGATTACCTTTCTTTGAGAACTTACAATCTCAGTTAGGAAATAGAATAGCACAAAGAAAATTAGAGCTTGGAATTAATACTCAAGATACTGCAAGAGCAAAAAATGCTCAGTCAGACAAGTTGTTAAACACAGCTATATCAGGAACAATAGCTACACTGCCTGCTTTAATTGGTGGTGGTGGTAATAGTCAAGTTGGCGATGGGGCAAGTTCTGTTCCTGGAGTAGGTCAATCTCCTATAGATGGAATGAATAGCCTTGGACAAACACAATTACCTGTAGCTCCCCCTTTGCAAGTAGGAGATATGGGAGGACAATTTCAACAAGGAATATCAAACGGAGGCAACCCAGGTTTTCAGCAATTAGGAAATGGGTTTCAATTATAACAATTAGGAAATGGCATTACAAGACGAGACATTAATTAATGAGAATCAATATGTTGCAGCACCATCTAATAATGATGAAGTGCTGAATCCTAATGAATTTATCTTGCCTCCAAACAGTAATGGAAATGCTGTAGAAAACAATATAGACAATGCAACTATAGGTCAGTATTCCCCAGCAGGCAGTATGACTCCAGATTCTGACGTTCAATTTATTCAAAATCAAATAAATCCTCTTGGAGGTCAAGATCCGGCTATTGCAGGTGCTACTAATGAAATGTTTATGCCAGGATATAACCAGCCTCTTCAGGTAGGTAGTACTTCAGGTCAATTAACAGGTTCAAGAGGTATTTACGTTGGTGGTGGTGGTTACATTCCATTTGCAGCACTTGAAAGACGTAGAGAGGCACAGCAAAAAGCAGCATTAAAAAGAGCTGAAGACTTAGGTAGATTCAAATTAAAAAAACCTGCATTATCGAAGGATCCAAGATTTAATCAAAACTTAGTTAGCACAGCTAATGATTTTACAGATATTTTTATAAAAAGAGCTGAAGAGCAATATGGTAGTAGGGAAGCTGCAATGGCTGCATTAACGAGCCCATCTACAAAAATAGGTAGGGAATTTGCTCAGCAAATGGACAATCTTGAAATATTAGCAGGAGAGGTTGACCAAGTTGTAGATTTAAATGCTGAAGTAGAAAAAGCTATTGAAGAGGGAGACCAATATGTGTCTGATGATACCTTAAAGCTTCATAGTGAATTTAAAAACCTTAGCGGTAAATTTACAGGAGGTGATGCTTTCGGGGCTGCAAGTTTTAGAGATAAATTAAACGAACTTCAAACATCTCAATCTGTTGACCAGTATTTTAAAGACAACGAGACTTTAAAAAATATAGAAGGAGAAATACTTCAAACAGCAGGTGCAATAGATAGGGGTGACAACTATTTACAGACTACAAGGTATCAAGAAGACTTTTCTAAAGGGGCAAGAGCACAAGCTAAGGCTATTAAGCAAAATGCTTCATTTAGAAATAGAGAAATAACTGAAGACCAAATATTCGATAGAATAATGGCTCTTAAAGGTAAAGTTGATAAAAGAACGGCTACCGTTAAAAACAAACCTAAACAAGGAGATGGCTACAACAAGATAGAAGATGTTCCTGTGTCAAAAGAACCAAAGATTTTGAATGTTGGAGGAAACCAATACCAGACATCAATATCAGTACCTGTGTCAAAAGCAACACAAGACAAACCTGTTAAAATTGATGGTTTAATTGTCTTAGGGGACGATGGTAAGCTTACTACCAGAAAAGGGATATCAGATTTTACTGTTGTCGAATTCAGTACGATAACAGGAGCTGACGGTATAACAAGAAATGTAGGAAGAGGTCAAATAACAACAAAAACAAAAGGACCAACAGGTAAAGATGTTGAGTCTGTCGAGGATGTTACTGTTGACTACGATAATGTTAAAGGGTCTATAGGAGGTTTATCAAAAGATGCTAAGCTTTCAGTTGATGCTTTTGATAATGTGTCTTCTGGAGTTAAAAGAAACAAGCTATTGGTTGATAATTCAAACGTAAGAGGTCAATTCCTTGATGCATTTAATCAGTCAGGACTTGAAGATGTTGACGAGTTTGTTAACGAGTTATCTAAAGAAGGAAATGATATAGTGCTTAATGATGAAGCCAGAGATATAATAAATTCAGAACAATTTTTAGGGTCAGCAAAAAGAAAAAAAGAATCAGCACAAAGAAAGAGGTAATAAATCATGGCAGAAAACAACGAAAACAATCCATTTGTATTAGGAGCAAAAAAAGATGCAACTATAGTTTCTACTCCAGCAACCGAAACAACAAATATAGAATCTACCACTGAAATTTCAGAAGGTGGCAATCCTTTTTTATTAAAAAAAAAAGACCAGACACAACTGAATCAAAGCGTAGAATCTACAACTATGAATACTCCTTCACAGTTGGATTCGGCTGGTTCTACATCAGAATTGGCAGGTTCTACTTCGGATGCACTACAAAAGACTGAAACTCCATTTGCTATTTCAGGAGAAGATTTAGCTGTTAAAACAGGTGGCGAAGTTCCTATCGTTCCTCCTCCAACAAGGGGTGAATTACTATTGCAATCAGAGACTCAACAACCACTCGATGTAACTCCTGATTTTAATACGCCAAGAATACTTCAAAATTTACAAACTGCAAATGCAGATATGTATAAAAACGAGCTAATTCAAGGTGGTAAAACCGAAGAGGAGGCTGATGTTGATTCTAAAATATTATTTCCTGAGCAAGACTTTCAAAAATCAGTAGAACTCGGCATAAATACAGACAAGGTAAAAAAAGATTATCTTACATTTTTATACAACAATGATCCTGAAAAATTTAAAGACTTACAATTACAGGTAAAATCAACTACATTTAAAGGTGAGAACTCTATGAGTTTCATGAAAGATGCTTTATTGCATCAGGGTGAGATTATAGATACAAAAATGAATGCTATAATATCGAAAGGTGTTGATAATATAACTGACCAAGACATATCCAATATAGAAGCTTTAGAGAGTCAAAAATCAAGACTTGATAATAGGCTTAAAAATGTTATTAATGATTATCCTGAAATCAGAAAAAAACTTATCGATGAAAAACTTGCTCAAGAAGCTGTTGATGAAGATTATAAACAAGCAAAAGCAAAAGCATTACTTCTTGGATTTGAGGGTGACGCTGCAAGAGCAAATGTATTATACCATCAAGTAGTATCTCCTATAGGGAAAGCTTCTGTTAATATGGTTGGAAACCTTATAAATTTCGCAGCAAACGAAGCTAAACAGTTATCTAATGATGACGCAACAGAAAGAGGGGCTGAAATTGTTTCCGATTGGGCCACAGGATTCTTTGATACAGAGAAAGCAGGAAGCATATATAAGGTTCCTACAGACTTAAAAGGTGGGTTAATAGAGAATGGAGAGTTGAAAGCCGAGAAGCTTGTCCCTAAAGTATCAGAAACATTATTTCAAATGTATGCATTACTTGGGGGTGGAGGTGCGGCAGGCTCTGTTTTAGAATCAGCAGGATTATCTCAGAAAATATCTCAGGGAGCTGGATTGATAGCAAGTTCATTTGCGTTATCTCAAAATGATTATTATCAAGAAGCAAAATCTTTGGGGTTGTCTAACGATGAAGCAAATAATTTTGCAAATTCAGCTTCATTAGTAACCTCAGCTTTAGAGTTAATAAATCCACAATCTTATATTTTCGGTGAGGGAGCTAAAAAAGGACTTACTAAGTTTGTAGTAGAAGCTGTTAAAGATGGCGTTAGCATGAAGAAAGCTATAAAAGAAGGGACTAAGTTTATGGCAAAAGAGGTTCTTGCTGAAAACATACAGGAAGGAATGCAAACTGCTGGTGATTTGGGTGTGAAATACTTGTTTAATAAAAAGAATCAAGATGACACTTTCGATTTAGAGGTTACTCAGGACGAGATATTAGAGCAGGTATTACTTACATCTATAGTGTCTGGAATAGGTTCTACAAAAGGCATAAGAAGCGGAAATAGATTAGAGTCTGAATCTTTATATAATGCTGCTAACAATGTAGACAAATTCAAGGAATTCATAACGAAGCCGGAGGTTGTTGAAAAAATGAAACCAGGAGAGCTTGAAGCTGTAACTGAAAAGGTAGCGGAATATAAGAAAGTTGTAGATGGATTACCTAAAAACATAAGCGAAGATAAAAGAATTGAACTTGCTGATCTTGTCTACAATAAGAAGAAATTAATGGATAGCAAGAAGGATGTTATTGTTGATGATGTTGTTACACAAAAAGCAGGAGATGAAATACAAACTCAAATAGATGCTATTAATGGTCAGATATCTATGGTATTCGAAGAGCAGAAAGATACAAATTTAGATACTAAACTTGACAATGTTTCTATACAGGAAAAAGAAGGTAGTGTTGAATATAAAGTTAATGACCAATTTTTTTCTGAAACAGAAATTATCGATAGATTAAATGATGATGCCTTTGTAAAATCTGTAAAAGATGGCGAGGTTAATCTTAATGTAAACAATCCGACCCCTGAAGTTTCTGTAGCGTTAGAAACAAGTGGTTTATTAACAAAGCCTGAGATAGAGGCTATAAAAACTGAAGAAAATGTCGAAGAAACAAAAGCCAAAGAAACCAAAGGTGAAGAAACCGTATTAGAAACAAAAGAGACTAAAAAACCTAAAGCAGAAACAACAACTGAGGACATAAAAATATTCAAAGGACAAGGAGGAAAGAAAGGCCCATCTGGTGAAGAGATAAATGTTCATAAGGGAGCCGAAGGTATATTCGGGTCTACAGATAAAACTATTGCAGATAAGTTTGATAAAGGAGATGGGGTTGCAGAGTTTAATATTCCTAAAGGAACTACAGTAGAAACTGTAGAGATAAACCCTAAAGGATTAACTCCTAAACAGTATCGTGAAGCTGAAATTAAAGCTATAAACGAATCTGATGCTCAAGTTGTAAAACTTATAACCATTGACGGTCCGTTGAAAGGTAAAAGCAATAAGCAGGAACAGTATGTTATAAAGGATAAAACATTAACCGAACCAAAACCAATAATCGGCAAAGCAAAGATAGCTGAAGGATTTGAAGAACTACTACAGGCTATTGGAGGTAAAGCTAATATTGCTCCAAACATGTTTAACCAACCATCAGCTTTCAATGCTTTAAAAAAGATTACAGAAGGAATTGTAGAAGAAACAGGTCTTCAGGGGCAGAAGCTTATTGCTGAGGTTAAAAAGAGGCTTAAAGCTTCTCTTGGAGATAAATTCCAGGAGGAAGATATTGATGAAATAGCAGGAGAAATAACTGATCATGCAAAGTCTTTTAAAAAGACAGAAGATAAAGGTGCGGTAAAAGAGGTTAAGACGGAGGGTGAAGCAAAACCAAAGGCTGAACCAAAAAAAGAGAAAGCTAAAAAAGGGCCAGAAGAGAA